GGTTTTAGCGGGTCAGGGCCTCAAGGGCCATCCCCGCTACGGTAATGAACAGCCAGAAAACAGCGCTCCACTGCAACGCTTCGGCCAGGCGTTTGTTGCGCGTTGCCCAGAGCAGAGCGCTAACGACGAACGATAGAAACACGCCGAAGCAGCCTACAGTCCGCGCCACTAGCGAAATTTCATGGACCATGAGCGGCCTCCCTCACGCCTGCAGATGTTATCACACGAGTCTAAGTCCGGAAGCTCGGCAGATGGGATTTGCTTGCGGACCAGGTCAGCTAGATTCTTTCGGGGGACCAGGCCAACCGGCGAGAACGCTGCGTAAGCCACACACGCCGGTTCCCTCACCGCGTAGGCTGCATACGCCGCCGCATAAGCTGCAGAACTCGCCGGATAAGACAACAAGAACGCCGCGCGCTCCGCTCGGTCGCCCGCAATAGTAACCTCCCGGCGCGTGGCGCGTCCGTCCACCCACGCCCGCGCCGTCGAGATCGCCTTGGCGGCACGGCTTTCGCCGGCGGGAACATGCGTCAGCATATATTCCGCGCACGCACATCCGGCCAGGACAACCTTCTGTCGGGGCGGCCACCCTCGTTTCCCGCACATTGTCCCGACTAACCACATCATCCGGTCGGCGCGATTACATTCCGCCCACGCCTGAGCGAGCGATCTGTCGCCCACCCAGTCGACCGCGCTCTTACAAGCCCCGAGATTGTTTAGCAAGGTTTTTAATTCCATCATTCCTCCATGTTCAGTTGCGGAAGACATGGGATTTCTTTACGTATAAGGCTGGCTAGGTCTTTTTGCGAGACTACCCGAGCCGCCTCGCACATGGCGGCATCGGCGCAATAGACAGCTTCCTCAGGGTAGCGGACGGCGTAGTCGGCGAAGCAGGCGGCGGTATACGCGTCGGCGGCGCCAGTGATTTCGATTGCGGCGTCAAAAGAGCCGTCAACCGCTTTCTTGACTTCCCTAAGCGCGGCCTCGCCTTTCAGACATGCCCGCGCGGTCCGGATGGCAATGAGCGGGCGATGCTCGTCAGGGAACGTAACCTGCAGTGCAGCTTCAGTGCACGCGTACGCTGCACAAATAAGTTGCTTGTTGTCCGGCCATCCTTCGCAGCCAACCATCTGCATGCACAGCCAGACCATCCAGTCTCCGCGCTCGCAGATCGCCCAGGCCTCGGCGAGGTCCTTGTGGCCGACTCACGTCTTAGCTTCTTCGCAAGCATTAAGCTGCGAGAGTAGACGTTGCAATGGCGTCATGGTTAGTCCTCCTTTCCCGTCCATCAGCACCGCTGGCCCCGGTGGACAGCACGTGATACCGTGTGCGCGAATGAATTCGAGCTGTTCAGTGAAGCTTTCATGCGCTTCATAAGCGGAGCAGCCTGTCGATCTCCGCTGCGATAAGCGCCCCAGCTTTTTCGAGCATTCGGATGCGCGTCGAAGGTTTCCAAGACCACGCTTTCCACGGCCAATTCTCAGGTGCTTTAATATCGCCTTCGACCGCTAACGCATAGCAGGCGGCAGCCCTGGCAAGCTCGTTTTCGCTGTGAAGATCATCGTGCTTGCTTGTCCAGCCCTCTTCTGTAATTTGCCGCTTGCGTTCCGCCGCGATTCTTTCGATTCCGTTCATCTTTACTCTCCTTCGCTCCGCAATCTTCCGGGCTCGTTCACACACAAGACGCGCAGGCGTTTCAGTTCGTCGTCAGTCACCGTAGCCACGAAGCGGATCCTACCAGCCTCGCGGCCAGGCTCCCGATGGGCGCGCCCCACCGATACCAGCCGGGACAGAAGCCGGTCGACGTTGCGGAAGCTTGCATCAGTATCAATCGTGATGATTCTCATGTGTCCTCCCCCCTTTGCGCTAGATGCGCTCGGAGGCCCTCCGGGGAGGGCTACCGGGCGAACCTAGCCGTTCTATTTACGGACAGCCTATCCCGTTGAGGTTGCCGAGCTTCTCGCGGGGAAACCCTGCTTCTTTGGCGGCTTCGATGCCAGCTTGCACCATGCTCGCCTTAAATGTTATCTCCGCGGCTTGGAGCATATTGGCGTCAAGAGCATCCTTGGCGTCCCGCAGGGCTTCTGCCAGATTACTCTTGACCCAGGAGCGGAGAGTCGCGGACAACGCCTCCGGCGTGGCCGCGAGGTTGTGCCTATCAAGGTATATCCGCGCGGCCTCGGCAGCAATCGCTACGGCTGTTTCGCCCAGATTGCTGGGAGGATTCTTACGCTGGTCGGCTTTCGTGTAGTGGTTTTTTGCTAGCATTGTGTATGCCTCCTTCTTGCTTAGCCAGCCTTCTTCTGTGGCGTTGGCTATTCTCGTTCTTGATCGCTGTGACGATCGACTGCGAGAAATAGCCGCTCGTTGTCGCCCCACTGGCGATGTAGTGCTACATGGCGCCCGCCGCGGTAGACGAACCAGCCGCGATATTCCTGTCGCAGCCGCGCTTCGACCTGGTCAAGCGTGAAGCAGCCGCAAAGGTCGGGTCCGAGACAGAGCTTGTTTTCCGTTACTTCATACTTTGCTTTACTCATGTTGCCCTCTCCTTAGGAATGGCCGAATTCCATCACGTCCTCGCAATGATGTCATAGTAGGCCTACCGGGCGAACCCGTCATAGTCGCCCACGACCCAGGTCAGCGAGGGGTCGGGAAGCGACAACTCTGCGGCGAGAAGCTTTTTTAACTTCTCGCGCAATAGTGATATTCGCTTGTTCCAGTAATTAAATTTTACCTCGAACCGCAGCGGTTCGCCCGCTGCGAATTGCTCGATGGTCTTGTACCGTGCGAGCCAGGCGTAACGATACGGGTCGTCTGGCTCAAGCACGACAAGGACTTCGCCCGTGTCCTCGTCAACATAACCATGCCGCTTGGACTCTTTGGTCCAAACAACGAGCCAAGAAACAACGGAGCTTGATTCTTTGAAAATTTCGTTGGGTTTTAGCTTCATGCTTCCTTCCTGGCGCATCTTCTCTTTGCGTTGGCGACGCAATCGGCAGCTTCGCGTCCCGACTCGCCACATCATCCAGTCGGCTTCTGGGTTCATGCTTCCTCCTTCCTGGCTGGCGCATCATCGCTCTAGGATAACTCGCGCCTCAGCGCCCGCGCGAATAACATACTCATCGAATGAGTTATCGATTGGCGCGGGTTGTAATAGGTGTACGTCATCGCTTACCGCTTCGATGATCAGCGCAACGCGGCCTAGCCAAATTGACTCAGCGCATGCGCGTATTGATGATGATCGTGTCACGTCATCCAGCTTGTAGACGCATAGACCGCCGAATGCGGTGTCGCGCACTACGAATTTGTTCGCGAATGCGTCAGGAGATGACGTGAAGTGCACAACGTAAATCCCCCGCGCTTTTTTAGGTGTTGTATATAGAATCGAGCGTTCGCGTGCAAACATCGTGTCTTTCATTTCGCCCCTCAGGTCCTGGTCAAACTTTTCATCCTGGTTCGGTTCTGAGTTCATGCTTCCTCATGCGATACATCCTCGCCCGCCTTGCAGCGATCCCGACACTCGCCGCACTCGATCTGCCCGCAGATCGAGCACCGCGACAGCGCCAGTACAGCCACGTACGGGTTAGTCGCCGCCCTTCATCTCCCAGCGTTTCCCGACCTGGCCGAAAAGCGGACAGGGCGGCAAAAGCTATCTTTCCGCGGGAGGCGGAATAGCTCTGCGTACGGCGACCGCCATCTGCCTCAGGACATTCAGCCGGTCGCGCTCGCAGCAGGTTCGACTGTATGCTGCGCGCGCGATCGCGCACCAGGCCAGGCGCGCCTGCGCGGGGAGCAGATACGCGCGAGAGATGGAGAGGTCGTCTGTGCGGAAAACGCTCCACATCGCCGCCTCGGCGGCACGGATGATCTGGAGCGGGGTGGGCCACCCCGGAGTTTCCATGCGCTGAGCGAGGAACTCGAGTTAGACATCCACGCCACGAGCGACGCACGCTGGGCAAAGCGCCCAGTCGTGATCCGCGTCCAACTCGCAGCCGTCGAACTGTCCTTCCGCGATTATAGCATCGCAATTCAAACAGCGATGCGCATGACCTTTGGGCTCTGGCGACAAATTAACTTCGCCTCGCACGACTTTGTTTGCAGGGTTTGTTTTCATTTGTGCACTCCTCCTTCGGCGTTGGTCGCCACCCTTGCTAGCCTTTCCCGCCCTGGCCGCTTTGCGGCCAGGGCGAGGAACGCTCATCAGTACCGGGCAAATGCTTCGTTGCAGCAGTACTCGCATCTGCCATGAATGTACCCATCGGGGTCGTCATTGCGGTAGACGACCACGCAACCGCAATCGCCGACCACCGTTGTCATGTTCCCATCCACATATTCAGTGAATGGCGAAGAGCACGAAAATGCAGCTCTTAAATTGTCATCCATGGTGTCTTCCTTTCCGGCGTTGGCCGCCACCCTTTTATGTAGCCTTTCCCGCCCTGGCCGCTCCGCAGCCAGGGCGAGGAACGCTCAGTCCTTGCGCTTCTAATTTTCATTCTTCCTGGGCGTTGGCTAATCTCGCCCTCAGACTGCTCACAAAATCGAGCAGCTCGTTGTCAGTCGCCTCGGCCAACCTGTCACAGACTGGCCCGTCGGCGCAGATCGCGAACTGCTCGCCACGAGCAGTAATGACTAGACATCTATGATTTCCGCGGGAGACATCTCGAACCACGGCCAAGCCATCCGGATCCCACCACGTGATCTTTTCGATCCAGTGGGTCGGACCCTCCGCCAACTCCGTCTTGCTGGCGGCATATAGCCGGATGGCGGACGTGTACGCACCCGCCACCGTCATGCGCCCATTAAGAGTTATCGTACCCTGCATATTCATAAGTCCTCCTTCATCGCGCTAGATGCGCTCGGCGTTGGTCGCCACCCTTGCTTGCTCGGGGGTCTGCTCGGCCAAGCGGTAGAAGTACACCGTCGATCCCCAGGAGGTGCGACGCTCCGCAAGTCGTAGGTCAACGAGCTCCTCTAGAACGTCGCGACGCTCCCCAATATGCTTGGGGAGTTGCCATTCGCGGGTCAGCTTGCTAAGCGCACGCGCGAACGCTTTCTTTTGACGTGTGGTTGGGATGTATGTCATCTGCTCCTCTCTACTTGTGAATTCAATTTCTCTCTTCATGCTTATAATATTGCACACTGCAATGTGGATGTCAAGCAAAATCGTATAACTATATTTGCTTTGTTTTCAACGGTTTAGCGGGAATGTTGCCGATAAGGAACCCTTTTTCCGGATTCAGATGCGTCCGGCTGGTGAATGCGGTTATAATGGCAGAAGGCAGAGCGGAGGAATTATGGGGAACGAAACAACCAATTTGTTGGTCCTGAACGCCGTGGCCGTCTGGATCATCCAGGCGCTAAAGGGCTCGAAGTACGTTCCCTGGATCACCGCGGAAACGGAAGCGGTCAATAAATTCGTCTCAGCGGCGTTCGCGGCTCTAGCATCCGCTGGAGTGGCATTCACGGCCGTCCACACGGGCGGCGTATCCGAGGGCGCGCTGACCATTTCGTGGGCGGGAATTACAGTTGCGAATGTGGTCAGTTTCTTGTACCATGCGGTCGCCTACTACGCCGCACAAAAGGCGTTCTTCAAGGTCACCGTGCCGCCGGCCCAGGGGTGATCGATGGAATGGGTGCGACGATGCCCGCGCTGCGGCAAGGAACTGAGGAAGAAAGATCCGGAAGAACCCTGGATTTGTACTTGCGGATGGAAATCATGCCCGGAGCAAGAAGGAGGAGGAAATGTTCGGAGCGCCTGATGCCAAGAAGATTAAAGAGGCTTTCCGGGATTTCGACGCGAAGGTGGGAACTCAGCAGAGTCCGGACCCGGTTGTGAACCTGATCGTAGAATTCATCCGCGCTTTGTCCGAAGCTTTCAAATAGGAGGCAAGGTCAATTACCCCACGGCTAAAGCCGGGGGCTTGCAGCTAGATCATGCGAACTGATGGCACAAGCCGCCGCGTCCGGCGCATTGACGAGCGCCCGGCTCCGCAACACTCGAGCCGCGTTGATGTCGGCATTTATCGAGAAACTGCAACGCCGACACTGGAAATTCGATTGGGAAGTTCGGTTGCGTTTCGAGACATAGCCGCATTTCGAGCACTCGCGGGAACTGTTGCGAGCGTTAACCGCCGCTACCAAAACGCCAGCAAGTCTCGCCTTGTATTCTATAAAGGCCCGCAGTTGACCGAACGACCACGAACTCAATTCAGCCCGTCGAGATTTCCTGGCCCTAATCCGACAACGGATGCCCTTCAAGTCCTCAAGGGCAATTCCGCAGCCGAGGCGTTTGGCTTTCTCGACAAGTCGTTTGCTTATACAATGGTTCAAATCGCGCGCAAACCCAGATTCTTTTTCTCTTCGCTTCTTCAAAAGGCGTCGGCTGGATTTGGTCGCCTTGCGCTGGAGTTTAGCGCGAAGGTGACGGTGGCGCTTTCTGAGATTACGAACTTTCGCACCACTAAAGCTCTCGCCTGTGGAATCGGTGGCGAGGCGGTTAATCCCAAAGTCAACTCCCAAATAGCCGTCAGGGTCGGAATCGAGCGGGGCTTCCACGACTTCGCAACCTGCGAACAAAAACCATTTCCCATTTCTCAGCACCAAGTCGGATTCCCCAAGTTGGCTCTTCAGCAGCCGGGCCTGGTGCAACCCGGCAATGAAGGGGATTTTCTCTCGTCCCTTCATGGTACAAATCGAAACCGAGTCGGGGTAGTAGCGCAGGATGCGAAGATCGTAACTGATTGCGCCATGCAGTCGAAAGAGCCGCTTGGATTTCTTGTCAAGCTTATAGGCGTCAGAAACTTTGGCGATCACGCGCACGGCCATTTGTGCAGTGAGGCCGAACTCCAAGCGCAGCAATCGGTAGCAAAGCTTGTGGATGGCGTACTGCCCGAACGTCTGTTGCTCCCATGCGATTTCAGACGCACGATTAGCGGCGCGATTGGCAGTTTCGAGAGTTGTCCGCAGTCTCTCGGCCTGTTCTGCCGTCGGCAAAAGTTTGATCGCTGCGATCAATCGCATGGGAGTATTATAGCACAAGCTGTCAAGAATAGACAAGCGGCGCTCCTCGCCACGAATGAATTCGGGGGTGTCCGCGCGGAGGGAAGTCGATGAGAAGAAAAACGAAAGTCGGAATTGTCTTAGTTATCACGGCGACGCTGATGCTCTCCGCTTGCACGCCGAACCAGATTCAGATGGCGGAGCAATTGGCGCTCGTGCTTGTCCAGGACATCCCGCAGTTCATCGTATTGTTCGGCAATCCCAGCAAGGGAACCGTCAATATAATGGACACTGCGGTGGCCGACGCCACTCAGTCGGCCGCGCTCTTGCAGCAAGCCATAGCAGATTTCAAAACGGCGGGGCCGACCACCACCGCCGAGAAAGTTCACTTTTACGTGAACGAGATCGACAAAGATCTGAAGCCCATCCTTGCCATGACGGGCGGCAATCAGAAGCTGGCTGCCGCGATTACGCTTGCGATCACCACTGCCGAGCAGATCGATGCGGTATTCCCCGTCTCGCCAACGCCTGCGGCGGTGAAGGCCACAAACCGCGTCCGGCTGCCTAACCCGAAGGACGTCGATAAGAAATTCCACGCCCTGTTTGGATACTAATGATTCACGATCCGGCGCTTGTAAAACTTGGCAGAAAACCTCCCCGGCTGGATCGGCGCACGCTCAGGCTCGCCCGATACATGCTGCCGGGACTGCCCGCCCCCAAGCCTTCCATCGACTGGACGAGCAGCGTCGCTCGGTGGGGGGATTATGGAAACAACGAATACGGAGATTGCACGCTCGCGGCCGCGGCTCACATGCAAATGGCGTGGAGCGCGAACGCAAGCGCGGAGTCCGCTCCGGATCCTTCATGCATTCTCAGTCTTTATCGGCAACTCAGTCCGCAGGACCAGGGGCTAGTCGAGCTTGATGTGCTCAACCTTTGGCGGCAGCAAGGCATTTGCGGCGGCAAGATCGCTGCATTTGGGGCGGTCAACTACAGAAGCCTGGACGAGGTGAAGCTGGGCATTGAATGGTTTGGCGGACTATACGCAGGGGTGATCTTGCCGATGGCCGCGCAGAATCAAGAGGTGTGGGACATTGCGGCCAACGACGGCGGAGTATGGGGGGCGCACGCCGTTCCCCTGTTGGCGTACGGGCTGAGCGACCTGCTTTCGATCACCTGGGGGGAAGTGAAACGGCTGACGTGGGCCTGGCTCAGCATGTACACGGAAGAACTTTGGGCGTGCATTTCATCCGACTGGCTGAACTCTCAGGGGAAAACTCCCGAAGGTCTGGATATCGAGACTCTGGCGGGCGATCTCGAAAAGGTGACCGCATGACTCAGTATGCCGCGCTCTCCAGGTTCCGCTCGACTCTAGCCTGCCATGCGTCCAGATCCGGACCGCCGATGGCCTCATATTCGGCTTTGATGGCGTTAGCCAAGGATCGAAGGTCGTAGGCCGAGCGCAATTTATTCGCAGCAGCCGCCGTCAGCGGTCCGACTACTCCGTCTTGCTCGACTCCCAACCATTTCTGGAAGAGCTTTACCGCGCTCGTCCGGCCGTGATTGAAGCCGAAATCGAAGACGAGATTCGCCATGATCTGCGACTTCAGAAGCTCAAGCCCGGGCGGCCAGTAATCGGACTTATACACCTGCATCGCCTGCTCAAAGCTCATTGAAGCCGAGAAAGTGTAATATCTGCCATTCAACCCCCATCGGACGTAAAAGCCGTTCGAGTCGCGCGAGATTACGCCTGACAGGTTAGAGTCCTCGTTAAACAGCGTGTTGAGAAAAGAGCGATATTTATTGGCCATCGAAGAGCCTCCACGCGCGCGGCCCCGCTTATTTCCTGTTGCGCTTCATCTCAGAATATCACCGCCCGACCCGTATTCTGAGCTGACGCCGGCTTAAAAGACGCAATACATGCTGCCGCATACTGCGACGTCGTCCACGACCACTTAGGATTAATTGCGTTCGCGTTAGCGTCGATAAGATAGGCGTCAGCGCCGTATTCGAGGGCGGCAGTCTGTTGATCCAGAATCGTGAAGCTGCTATCGATCGCGTAACCTGTCGCGTTGGTAGCCGTGCCGAGGACAGTTATAATCAACTCGCCCGACATTGCAGGAGTTATAGAGCCTGGCTGTATGGATGTCATAGAGACGTCGAAGGGGGCGTATCCGTTGTGAGCGTCGAGGACAGTGCTTGCCGTGCTTGTGCCTGACCAGGCGCTCACAAAAATATTCTCGTAACTCCTGGCCACGCTGAAGGTGTGGCTGGCTCCGACAATCGGATTGTAAGCGTAATAGATCGTGACGTTTTGGGTGTCACCGGTGTAAGTGTTAATCTTTGCCCATGAATTGCCCTTGCTGTCGGTGGGAGCAGCCATCCCTCCATAAGCGCTCGCGGCAATCACAAGAAGCGTCGCCCCGGTGGTATTGATTGCCGGAGTCGTCCCATTGTTCACATACGTATGCGCGACAAGCGCGATAGTCGCTCTCGCAGAGCCAATGCCGAGCGCGAACATTAAAACAAACAGAAGGCTGAATCTCCTCATAAAGCGCGCCTCTTCATTGCTGGCATTCCAGCGTCGCGTTTACGAATTTCGCGGTCGTTACCGCATAAACATTCGCCGCCATAATGTCGTACGCGGCAATCGACGTGGTGGTAAAATCGGTCAGCGTCGTGCTATGGATTGCGGTCCCTGTGGAAATGGACACTCCGTTCGTGTTGATCGAATTAGCCGACGTAGGGATGGCCGTCCCTGTCGCAACCTTCCAGAACTTGATCGTGATCGTTCCCGCGTCAATCGCCAGATTCCACGATTGAATGTTGCATGCAAACGGAACGGTAAGATACTGGGTCTCTGAAGTGGTCAACGCCGAGCTGTTGGCGGGGTCGCCCATGGTGAATGAGATGGCGTGCGTCACGTGGAGCGGCGAAGGCGTCCATGTTCCCGGACTTCCCGCAGCCGTGACCACCCAGCCAAGCGCGCCGCTTGTCTGCGGCGCACTGCTGAATATGAACGTCCCAGGCTGATAATAGGCCCCAAGACCGCCCGATTGATAACACAGGTTCGAGCTGGTTGGTATAGCGCCCGGCCAAGGCGCCAGAGCGCCTCCAGCGCCGGCTTCTGAAACGTTATTATTCAGCGAAAGCAGAATGTTGTTGCCCGTTGTGCTCGTGCAACTCACATTATTCGATCCCCAGTGATTTCCCGACATCTCGACGATTAAGTTCTGACCGCTGGTTATGTTCAAGATCAAGTCGATAGGCATCTTGTTCAGGCCTATGTTCATGTTTCCAGAAAATCTGTAGCTATCAACGTAAGTCGCATCAGCGTGGTTAGCCTGAATCGCTATTGAACCAGCCGGCTGCGCCACGTCAGAGTCTACGATGTTATTCACGAAATCCATCTTGGCGGGTCCAGAGGTCAGACCAACCGCCCCGGAGATGTAAAACGCGCCGAAGGCATAGGGATCTGCGACGGTAAACTTCATGTAGTTATTCATCACCTCCGCGTGGTGGAAATAATTTGTATAGAGCGGAGAGGATACGGTAGCGTTTAACATCGTATTATTTTTGATCTGGATGTCATCTACGGGCGCCTCAACGTATATCCCCCAGCAGACCGATCCTTGAGAATCCATGATGTTATCTTCAATAGAGATGTGCGTATCGGTTCCCCAACCATCCCCGGCCGTAATCCAGAACATGCCGTTGGCGGGACACGACGCCGTAGAGCTCTTTATGGCCACATTGCCAGAAAATTTAATATCTTTGCTCGCATGAAAAAGTGAATAATCGGCGGCGGCGGAATCTTGGACCACATTTCCGACTATAGCCACTCCGCTGCATCCCGACTCGCAATCAATGCCCACATCCTGGGCGCTTATCACAGTATTCCCGGTAAACGCTCCGCGATTGATATTGGTTCCCCATATACTTCCGCCGCCTGATATTCTGTTTTCGGAAGCTATCACGTCTGTGAAGGTGTTGCCTCCCCATAATTCCACTCCGCATCCGCCATTGAAACTATTCTGGCTGACGGTTATCCTCCCGCCGCCATTGGTTATGAAACAATTCACCGGCGTGCCAGCGCCGCTGACTGCCGTGTTCCCTCGTACCAGCCAATCGAATGATGTGCTCTCCCAGGCTAGTTGGCCGACGTTTTCGTAATTGTCCAATATCTGAATGTTGGAACTCTGGCCGCCAATGTAGCCGTCAACCACAGTATAGGACGAGGAAGTCCCGCTCAGAGGGGTAACATAAAGATTCTGGACGGTAATGTTATTTGCACCGCCGCCAGAGGCAAACCTGATGATGCTTCCGGGAACGGCCTGATTCACGCTTATTGTTGCGGATTTTCCCGCCCCCCAAATCCAGTTGCCGCCGTTAGCGACAATCGCGGGGCTCGGCGCGGTGATGGTTATGGGAGCGAAGATGAAAAGATCGTGATTCGCTCCGAGCGAGACCTCCGTGCTGATAGTGCCGGGCTGAACGACCCAGATGTGTCCTGCCGAAGTGGACAGATAAGAATCTGCGGCGTTAATCTGAGCTCCCAGATCAGCGCCCGCAAAATCGTTGGCGTAGACGATGTTCGTGCTCAGGGGTTCTAAGGCGGACCTCCAGGCGTATGCGTCCGCGGTGTCTTTGGCGCAGACCTGAAAGTTATCCCTGACGCCAGCCGCGCCCTGCACGACCCAAAAGGTGCCGCGCGTAGTCGCTGAACAGGCAGGCTGCGCTGTAATTGTGTTCAGGGCGACGCCGCCGTTAACTTCCAGCTTTTGGCCAGTCGAGATCGTCGACGTGCCGATGCCGACGTTGCCGTTCAAGAGCGTGTAGCCCGTACCGCTCGGCGTGAGCGTGACGTTCTGGTTTGTTCCTCCGGCCGCAAACGTCAGCGCGCCGCTGCCGGTAATCGAGCCGGTGGTGGTGCCCGTTCCGCCTTGCGTGATTGCAGCCACGCCCGAAAGGTTCGAAAACGCCGGTTGCGTACAAGTCGGCGCGGCATTGCGCGTGAGCGTTGACGCCCAAGCGTTGGCCGCACACGCGCCTACTCCGGAATAGGCGCTGGCAAGAAAGGCGTCGCCAAAAGTTCCTGTAGTGATTTTAGAGGCATCAAGCGCAGGAACGTCCGCAGCCGCGATAGTTCCCCAGACAGGAACCGCTGAGACAGCGCCAGTGCCGGTCTGCGTCAGGAAGTTCTTGGTTGCCGTGACGTTCCCAGGCAACCGCGCCCAAGCAGGCGTGCTATTTCCGTGAATTATATCTCCAAGTACCGGGGAAGCTGGCAGTGTGTCCGGGTGCGTAGCCGAAAGCAGGTTATGACTGCCAGCGCTAAGAGCTTGATTTATCCAGTTTGTGCCGCTCCAAGCAAGGACGTCGTTCGTAGCCGGAGCCGTAATTGTAGCCCGAATAGCCGCCGTGCCTGTGCCGCTGACTGAGGCATAATCGGTCAGGTCTGTGACACTCCAAACCTCTTGGCCCTCCGCCAGGTTTAATTTTGTCGCGGCAGTCAGCCCAGCATAGCCCGATGCAGTGTCCTTGTGGCCGGTGACTTCGCAAGTCGGGCAGGAAATCGTATTAACTGAACGCGAGAGCGGTGAACTAAATGTCAGCGCGCTCTCCTTGGAATTGAATGTGGTCCAATCCGCCGAAGACAGCGCTCCGCGAACCGTGGCAGATGCAGTAGGTAAATTGAAAGTGTGAGTGGAAGTAACACTCGAAATCCCGAAATCTGTGCCTGCCGTTCCTGTCGCAAACGTTTGGGTTGCCGCAGTTAAAGTATTCAACGTGGTAATGCCGCCGCCGCCGCCGCCGCCGCCAACAACGAACCAGGTGCGCACGTCAGTCACGGCGGCGATCGCCCCGCCGGCTGTCACCACCAGGGCCACGGGGATCGCGCCCGCCGTGAATCCTGTGGTGTTCGACGCCGGAACGCAGGCGGCGTTAGTGTCAAGATAAACGTAGTTCGTGGCCGCGTTCGTCATGGTCAGCGTGCCGCCGGCGTAGAAAACCGGCGCGGGCGGATTGCCGCAGAACGAAGTTCCGGCGCCGACGCTCAAGATCAAGCCTGTCGCGGCGCTGGGCTGATAGTCCGCCCAGGTTCTGCCTTGGACGTACTTTGAGTTGCCCAGAAATACCGGGGCGGAGGAGGTGGGTTGCTGAGCGCGAAGCGCGCCAGAAAATAGGTAGAGGACCAAGGCTAAGAGGATTCTAGTTCTCGCTTCCCATTTCCCATTTCCGTTTTTTTGGTTTTTCATTTGATTAACTTCCCGCCACCTTTCTCATGCAGGCAGGCAGCGCGTCGTTCGGAATAGTCTTGTTCTTGACCGGCTTCCCGTCTAAGACAGACCATTCCATTGAATTATACACCGCAGGATGGCCGTCTTCTACGGGGATATGAGACATCCCCGTGGGCGTGTTGTCGGCGGCTACACGGTCTGCATCCAGATCGGCGCTGAACGTATAGGACATCCTGATTGCCCCGCTTGTGTCGTACACGAGAATCGTAGCCATGTTACACCTTCGCATTCTGTGCAATAAGGATTACTGGAATCAACGAGGCCGTTCCGCCGCTGTTGGTGTTCGCATACGCCGTGTATTGCTGGCTGGATGTTCCGGGGCTCGTGTCGATACCTTCCAGCGCGACCGTTAAATATTTGCCATCGCCTGCCGTGATGAATGAGCCATATTCAAAACTCGCCAGCAGCGTGCCAGCGCTTGTACCCTTGTATAGCCAGATACCATAGCCCAGCGCGGATGTATTCGTCGAAGCAATCTGGCAGTAGAATCTCAGGCTCACGTAGCCGCCGTTTGGGGTCAACGTCACCGTGGCAACCTGCGTGCTGCCGTTGCTGCCGCCCCCGGTCCCCGTCACGTTCACATAGCTGTTAGTCTGCTGCGAGATGGACGAGCTGACTGCGCCGGGCTGAATGGAGGATGTGGTCGCCTGATTGGCGCTGACAGCCTTAACGCGGGCGTAGGTCGTGCCGTCAATAACCAGATCGAGGGTGTGAGCGGGATCGTCGTACCTGAAAATATGGCGCGGTAATCCCCCGACATCGACCATGCGAACTCCGACCCCAAGGCGCGGATCTGCAGGATTGAATATGCCGGGGGAGAGATCGTCCGCGGGATGCCCGCTGTACACGGCTGTGGGCGCGCCAAAATTGGCGTAGACGCTCCAATCGCTGTCAACGAATTTCGACCGGGCGCGGGCGAACCTGGTCACGAGCGGGAATCGCAGAGTCTTGACCGTAGCAGCGCCCATGCTTACGGTGCGAAGGTCCAGAGTGTAGGCGGAGTCCGAGGCGAGCTGCACTTCGCTGAAAATCGCCTGTCCCTGTCCGGTTTCCACGGAGATTTCGAAGCTGAATATCCCCTTGTCGCCTGAGAAATCGACCCAAGTCGGAGCTGCGGGAGGATTCACCGAGCCCGCGGCTGGAGTGCTGGCTGGGGCGCTGACCGAAGCGGTTTCGAAGTGCGAGCGCCGGGCGATGGTAATCACATTCAGCGTGCCGCCAAAATTCTGCACCGTGCCGTCGCCATCCACATTCACGTCGGTCTCGACCGAGACCAGTCCAGTCGAGGCGTCGACGCGAACGTTTTCAGCGCGGATGGCTCCAGTGCCCGCGCCGGTGTTTTGAATGATCCAGAGGTATGAGAGCTCGGCGCGCGCATAGACGTACCCATCCACGGGGCTCGTGGGCGGCAGCACGAGCTGGCCGTTCGTATACGTGGCGGCAAACACTTCTGGCCGCAGGATGGCGAATTTAGCGTTCTGATTGAGCTCTTTGACGTAAGCGTCGGCGAGCTTCGCTCCCGCCAGGAAAAGCGGGTCGTCTAGGTCGATGAAAGTCGCGGCCTGAGCGGCCATGGCCGCATTCGTTCGCTGGGCGAACACGATGACGCCGGCGCGACCGTCTGTCGTCACCGTTTCCGTGTGACCATCCCAGTAGCTGACCGAAGTGGTTACGACTCCCGTCGTTGGATTGACCGAGAGGCTTTTGACGCGGATGCGTCCTGAGCCGCTCGGCCCGGAGCGGTCCGCCTTGCCTGTGTAAATCCAGAACGGGAAGCAGGTGAGTTCGGAGCGCGCGTAGGCGTAGCCATCGTCGGGCGAAACGGGCAACGGGACGGTCTGGCCGTTCGAATAGCCCTCCTCGACCTCGACCCAGGCGACCGTGCCATCGAGAGCCTTGAGCGAGGCGTTGTGCGACCCAGTCCAGTCAGGCTCGACCGCGCCGCTCGTTCCGGAATTCTGCGCTTTGAACCAATGGCCGTTGGCATGGGCGGTGGTGGGCTTGACCAGCGCGCCGGCGGCGTAGGCCTGGTTGGCCTGCCACACGGCAGCGCTCGAACCATTGTCGATGAAGACTTCATGGCGGACCGCCGCTCGCCGGGCGTTTTCGCTCAAGTTGCGGAAATTCGATTGCTTCGCCGCGGCATCGAGCGAGAATGCGGCGTCAGCGACGTCGGCGAATGCGGGCTGCGAAGCCATCGAGATTTCACCGCGTCCGCGCACTGCAATGGTCCACACCGCTAAGGTCCCATCGCGCGTGTCGGTTTGCGCTCCCCCCTGAACGTAATACGAGATCCATGACGTAACCTCGCCAGTGGAAGGATCGACCGAGTGATCCTGCATCAGGAGCGCGCCGGAAGCGCTGGGCCGGCCGCTTTGGGGATTGAAGGTTGTTTTGACGGTCCAGGCGTAGATGCATTCCGCGCGCGAATAGATGTAACGATCAATAGTAGAGATGGGCAGGGGCACACTTTCGCCATCGCGGAACTCGTCGTAGAAAACCTCGACGCGCACTGCTCCAAACTTGGCGTTCGAGTTGATCTTGGCGAGATAGGAATCGAGCAGCGGCTGCCCGGCGGTAAAGGCCGTCGCGGGCAGATCGAAGAATCCCGGAGGCTGTCGAAGCGAAATTGCCATCAGAAAATCTTGTGTCCCGCCTGGCCGTCGGAATAGTTGCCGGTGGCCTGGCTAGAAATGAACATGTACTCGTCCTTCTGCGCCTGCGTGGCAAGCGTCCAATCCGCCTGCGTATCGGGAGCGATCTGATACGCTGGCGTCAAGTCAAGCCAGTTGGCGTCGAGCAAGTCGAGCGAAACGTTTCCAGTCCCAAAGTCCCAGCCGCGCGCTGTGACGAAAAAAAGCCGGTTGGTCATTCCCATCACGCCCAGATCGCGGTTGGGAATTTTGGAATGAGTGACGCGGACAAAGTCCCCAGGCTCAACGAGCGCCGCGTCCCACAAAACGCTCACGCTCAAGCTGATGGGCTTGAAAGCGTATTGCAAAAACAACGCGTTGGCGACCAGCCGTCCGTAGGCCCACGCCCCCAAAGCTCCGCGCTGCCCGCGCGATTCAATGACCTGCATCCCCGAAAGGCCGTATTTCGCCGCCGAGGCCGCACTCACTGCGGTGAGTTCCGAGCCGAATTTCGAGCCGTCGGAATCGAAGCGGTAGGACAACTCATTGATGAATTTCAATTGCTTCGGCGCGGGAAGGTCAACCAGGTTCTTGTCAGTCAACGTCAAGGCGGCGACAGGGGCGGCGGAGGGAATGAAGAAGGCGGGTGTGTATTGCCCGAGCGAGTTGGTGAAGTTGAACCCGCCCAGCGCTTTGAACAATTCGAGGTCGAGGAACTGCTTGGCCTCGGGCGCCTTGTTCACCGTGAATTCCATGCGGTTGCCGGCGAACAGGTTCGCTTTGTAGGCGGCGATGGCAGCCGAATTTATTTTGCCCGCCGCCAGGCCCACCTGATTTTGCAGGATGTCGGTCAGGATATCCATAGGGTTGCCGATGACTGTCTTGCGATGCTGGTCGGAAGTCTGCGCGCCATCGTCGGCGGTGCGATAGATGGTCTTCTTGATCAGGCGCTCGTCATCCACCAGGTGAAAAGTGTAGACGGTGTTTGAGGCGTCGGAGTCGACGCTATCGACGACCATCGTAGCCAGGGTTACGAAGTCCGATAGCGCCATGCCGTCGATGCCCGTCTTGACCGTCGCCACGCGGCCTTCGAAGGTGGTCGAGGGGAAGTCGGCAGTGATCAGGTTGGCGCGGTCGAGCACGGTCAAGCCTAGGCCGGAGAGCGACGATTTCCCTTCCAAAAGGTCCGCGCGCTGCGTCAGCGCGCCGATTTCCTTGATCCACGCGAACTGGCCGACCGCCAGGGGTTGGGAGGTGATAAAGGCGCGGCTATAGCCCGCAATCTGGACGAGATGGATGAGCTGCTTGGCCTTGCGGCGGTTTTGCGCGTCGAAACTCGCGTTTGAGGCGATCAAAGTATGTCCTGCCGAATAAGGAATTTGAGCTGATAAAACCCCGGCGAGCGGTACTCAAGCCGAGCATCTTTATCCTCCAGCATGTAACTCGAATGCGCTGACAAATCCGCGTCGGGGTAGTAATCGAATCGCGCGCCATTGATGGCGGAAACTAGGAAAAGCGTCCAGGCATCCGAGTCCGCGCCCTTTTGAATGAACGGCATGTCGATGTCGATAAAATTATCGGTGCGCAGCCACACCGACTGCCGGACTCCGGCCGTCGAGGTGGAATCCTCGCGCTCCGCCTTCTCATTCAAGGCGGGGATGTTGCGCTGCGGATAAAGGAAAGTGAATGAGGTTCCCCAAGCCGTAGGCGGCAGAGATCCCGAAACGAGGCCGGTCGCAGGCTCCGTCCAGTCAGTCGCGAGCGCGATGGGCGAGACGTTTTGCTTCGTGCCTGAGCCCGGCGTCGTTGCCGCATAAACGTTGTAGCCGGTGGGCGGCGTCGAGCCGTCGATGAAGGCCTGGCCAGTCACTTTGGCGAGCATATTAGCAGAGATGGCAATCGAAGCTTCCGGGCCGCGCAGGCCTTCCCCCGCCGCCGTCTGAAAGGTCAGGAAAACGTAGTAAGTGCGCGCCGCGAGCGCCCCCCCGGCGACTTGCGAGAGCGTCGGCGCTTGGGGCGGCGGCGGCGCGGCGGGATAAACGATTTTGGGATTCCCCATGTCGGTTCAGCTCCGCGTTACGGGCGGCGCGAGCGTCGTCGTCGAAACCAGGTGGACATAGCCGTCCTGTACCCGGTCATTGATCTGCTGTAGGACTTGGTCGAGATTGTCCGGCGAGATCACGCCGTCGACGTAGACGTTGACTGTAGGGCCTGCGGCTTGCGGTTGGGTTACTGCGGCGGCAGGCTGAATTCCACCTGCCTTCACCCCGCTAGCGGCGCGGCCGCCTCCGCCGCCACCGATGGCGCCCACCATGGCCGCAACTTGCGCTCCTGCCACAATTGCATAAAGTCCCGCAGCGGCAAAATCCAGCGCCGCCGCTCGAAAGTCCATCGATGCGAGCTCGCCAATGGCTTTGGCTGTATGCCAATAGACTTTATAGAACGCCGTCTGCTTCATGGCGGTTAGCGTAGACCTAGCCATGCTTACTTGGGAGGCCTGATGCTCAATCGCCTGCTCCTGGTCGAGCTCGACTTGACGGACAATCTGGTTCGCCATCTGGTCGAAGATGCGTGTGGCGACTCCGCCCCAGCCGGCCAGCGCGCCCGTCATCTCCGAGAGGGCGGTGCGCGTGCCCTGGCTAAGCATCTGCCAGTCGAGCCTCTGCTGTTGGAGCGCCTGATGCACGCCCGTCTTGTCGATGCTATCGGCGATGGCCTTCGAAGCGGCGGCGGTGATCAGTTGGCGATCACGCTCCGCCTGGGCGATGATGGCGGTTTTTTGTTTCTCGGTGGTCGCCAGGCGCAGCAGCGATTGCTTGAGGGCCTCCAGGTCGAATAACTCGCGCTGCTCGCGGATCAGGATGCGCGCGTGCTCATCTTTGGCAAGTTCCAGGGTTTTCGACGCCTCAATCTGTTGGAGCCTGGCAAAGCCCTCCTGCTCTTTCTCCAAACGCTGTTGATGCGCCTGAATCAGCCGGTCGATTTCGCGCTTGTGGCGCGCGGCATCCTTGGCGTCGAGCTCTTCGAGTTTCCGATCGCGCTGCTCGCCATAAAGGATCACCAGGTCCTTGTACTCCGCTTGGCGTTTGCCCAACTCCATCAAGGAAATCTTCTTCTGCTCGAAGAGTTCCTGGTCCTTGGCAAACAGGTTTTTGGCCGCCAGGATCTCTTTCTGATACTCCGCCTCGATCTGGCGGCGTGCGGGAATCTCCGACCCGAGCATGGCCGCAACCACCGCCTGGGTCTTTTCCAGCTGCGACCCGAGGGCGTCGGTATATTCTTTGACGGCCTTAGGATCCTGGCCGCCCGCTCCGCCCGCTGCGCCCATGCTTCCGGCGAGACCCTTGGCCGAGGCGGCGGCAGCGCGCATCGCCGCATCGACTTTCACTAGCCAATTGGTTTGCTCTTGAGTGGCGTCCGCTTCGAGCTTGCTCGCCTTTGCGAGCAGTATGTGAGTAGCAATCAAGCTCGCCCCGCCCGTCAGGGGAGCGGCCAGCGCCGCGGCTAGCGCTTCGGCGCGCAGCGCATCAACTTCTAAATTGGTTTTCAGCGTATGCAGCCAGGCAAGAAACTCCTCGGCGTAGGGCATCACTTCCTTGCCCAGGGTTAATGCCATGCCCGAGAGTTCCGCTTTCATCGAATTCAAGGCGAGCGTAAACTGCTTGGCGTCGCGGGCGGATTTTTCATCGAAAAAGATTCCAAGCTCTTTGGCCTTAGCGATGGCGGGTTCGTAGCCCTGAGTGGCGAGGAGTTTCAGCGTCTCGACGTTCTCCATCCAGCCGCGGCCCAGGAGCGCCTGGAGCGCCAGATTTCGCTCGCCGACGTTATTGAGCGCGAAGATGCGCGCGAGAACTTGCTGGAGCGCTTGATCCATGGGCTCGAGGCCGAGTCTTTTCAGGTTCTCCGCCCCGCCCATAATCCCGGCAAGGACCTTGCCGGTCAACGCCCCGGGCTCGTTGATGGCCAAGGTCAGATTGCGTCCCGCGCGCCCTAGAGCCATGGTGAGGGAATCGAAATTCTCGCCCGTAACTCTCGAGATGGCGTTCAGCCCGGAAAGCGATGCGGCGGCGAGCCCGGTCTTCTCGTGCGCATCGTAGATTTTGGCCCCCGCCTCGGCCGCATGCTGCGCCAGCTTGAGCAGTCCCGCGCCCAGCGCAATTACGCCTCCGCCAATTACGGCCAGGTCTCTGCCGGCGGCCAGCGCCACATCGCCAAATTCCCTTAAGGATTTTTTCAACGCCGTCATCGCGTCAACCGGCTTCGTGCGGAAGGCGGCGCTGATCTCCTCGGCCGCCTTTTCGCCCGCCTGCCCCAGTTGGGCGTAGACGATGGCGGTTTCCTTGGCCGTCGCGCCCGTCTGCTTGAGAAACTGGGCGAGGGTCTTGTCCATCTCGGCGGCGGCGGCGTTCGCGCTCTTCGCGGTCCGCTGCATGGTTCCGTCGATGGACGCGCCCATGCTCGCCATCTGGCTTTCAGCCTTCGCCGTGTCGGCGGTGGCCTCAAACGTTATGGAGATACTATTCTCGGCCAAACAGCACCCCTCTTGACAATGCGTTTGCAAATGTTAGCGCTTCACTCATCCGTTCTTGCCTGCTTTTCAATCTGCTCGTTCTCCCAGCTCCTCAGCCGGATCGCAGCCGCCGCGTCGATCTGCCAAGCCAGCGCGCCGCGCTCCAGTATCTCGCTCGGCAGTCTGCCGAATATCTGCCCGACTTGCGCCAGCAGGATCAGGTCAGCCGCCGACAGGAACTCCTGCAGTTTCTCGCCGAAGGGGCCTCCCGTCGCGGTCGATGGCGCCCGCCAGATAGTTGACAATGAACTCCGCGTCGCGCTCGTCAAGGTCCTCCGGGTCAAGCTCGCCCGCCTGCTTGTCCGCCGGACGGCGGATCTTCGGCTGCAGAACGCAGTCCTCGACCATCTTCCGCCGGTGCGCCTGGAACGCCGCCATTTCTTCCGCCGTGCGCGGCGCGGCAGGCGCGGATTCCGTGTCGAGCGGATTCCAATTCGCGGCGCGCTCCAGGAATTGCGCCGGCAGCCCGCCGATGTTCTCCGCGTACCAGAACAGGTTCGGACGGCGGATGAGAAACACCGCGCCCGACGGCAGCTTGACCTCGTACTGGCGCAGGCGCGCGCGCATGTATTCCTCGGCGCTTGCCGCGCCGTCTCCGTTTTTCGCGATGCTCTCTTCCATGGATTTTCCCTCCCAAAAAACACGAGGCGGGGATGGTTTCCCCGCCTCTCGTCGAATAGGGCGGCAGGAACGCGAGGATCGCTCGCTCGCCCTGCCGTGACCGTGCGTGATTTCTTCTTGCTCGTCCCGAAGCGCTACTTCGGGCCTTGGTCTCTGGCTTCGTGCCGCGCGAAGCCCATTTTCAATTCCTCCAATTCGCCGTTCTTGAGCTCATGCGCGCGCGCGTGCGCCGCGATCCAGTCCTTGATCGCCTTGATGTCGGCCCCGATGCGCGTCCAGCTGACGCCGAAGCCGAAGATCATCACGCAGAGGATAACAACGTTCCCAAAGGTCACTTCGCCAGAGAAATGCATCGCCCCTCGCTATCTCTGCCGGCGCGCGTTGATCGTGCCATAAGCCTTCAAGGTGCTTGCGCTGAAGGTCGCTTTCGCCACCAAGTAGACCGTGGTGGTCGTACTGAGATTTAGCCGCACGACCGGGGTAGGCAGCGCCGATTCGGGCGTGGCAGTGGGCACTTGGGCCGCCAGCGTCAGACTGGACCAACTATCCTGCGCCACGAGATTTCCGGAAGTCGTGCTGATTCCCTGCGTCATGTTTGTGATGCTGGTCGTAGCTGTCGGAGTGTAATCGACCACGCCCGAAACGTCCCAGTCGCCAGGTCCCAAGCTGATGCTGACTATGTTCGCATACGTAGCCGTAGTCAATGAGACCGATGAGTCCGTCGGCAGCGTCGCCGTCACGAATTCCGAGTTCCGAGGGATTGCGTTGTGCAGAGCGAGTGAGGCCGGGAAGATGGCTGTGATCAGACTGTTGGCGTCCGTCGTGACCAAACCCACCACGACGTTCCCTGAAGCCGCAGCCGTGCCGTAGACGTTGCTCTTCGCAAGCGCCGCGCCTGAGCCCGGCCAATAGATGTACGCGCAGGCGTCCGTCCCGGCGATGATGCTTGCCGTCGAGCAGTCCGTCTTGGACGCGCCTAGAGTCGTGAGCGTTCCGGCTAGGATGGAATTGGCGTGTCCGGCGTCATAGACGCTGCCCGCCGTGTACGTCAATGTCGCGCTGCCGACGCCCGTCATGCGCGGCGCGGCGAGACCTCCCAAATAGGATTTGTAACTTGTCTGCGCGAACAACGAGGCCGCGAACAGCAGCGCCGTCGCCAGAAATCCGAGTTTCTTCAACATGTTTTTCCTCCCTCTACGATACCGGAAATCAAGTCAAGCGCTATCTGAATTTGACCGGCAGCTATAATTGTCTGTAGATCGAGCCCACCTGATCACCGACCGTCCTGGTCGTGTCCGCCAAACCGTCGAACCGACCCTTCACGATCACTTCTTTCGTCCGCGTATACTGCCGCTCCAGGATCGACACGCCTTTGGTGTTATAGAGCACCGCAACTTCGTATTTTCCTGGATTCGAAAAGCCGCGAATCGGCGAGATGACCGCAACCGAGTGACTCGGATAGGCGATGAGGCCGCCGAAGGTGAGCTCCTCGTATTGCTGCGCGCCCGGCGGAAGCAGCGCGTCGGTCCCCGTCGAATACGTGGCGTGACCCAGAAACTTTATAAGCTTCGAGAACGCCGACGACTTGAGGCTGAATTCGATGAAGGCGGTCTCCGCCGTCATTACCTTGTCGATGGGCGCCGTCACTTGGTCAGCCAGGATGAGCTCTTCCTTGGCCGAGGCGTGGAACGTTGCGTGACCGTCGCCGGGCCCCATGCCCAAGGGCGACCCGCCCTGGGGGATGCCGTTCGTGTCCACTAAGAGTCGGCTGCCTACGGCCGGAACCGAGACATCCACCCACAGGAATCCCGGCCCTACGTGGATTTCACTTGGCGTTATGAGATAAGGCATAGTTACCTACCCTTCGATGACCGCGAAGCCGAGCTCGACTAGGCCGCGCAGATTTTCTTCCACGGGTTTCCGTTCCGCGTCGAGTTCTGCTTCGATCAACTCACCGTCCCCATATTCGACCCGCTCTCCGTCAACGTTCGAGCTGACCCAGCGGCTTCCTGGCAGAAGCTTGAGCCTCACTTTGCCTGCCACGGTTTCGCCCATCGTCGCTTTCCTCCTAACTGCCATCTCTATGCCGCGCTTACAGTATCCGCTGCGATCCGGATGGGCTTCAACAGATAGCATACGGTCGTTTGTGAGGGATCGAACCAATCAAACGCAGCGCTTAGGCGCTGATGGCCTGCTTGTTCCTTGCGCGTAGCCCATCTGCAATTGCCGGGTTCGTAGTTACCGTCATTGTCGATTCGATCCAGTGTTTTTCCGGCCGGCCTCAGCCCCATGTCTTGCAGAAAGTTCTCGAAGCTATTGCGCCAGCGCTCGCAAACCGTAATTCCGCGACCCCCGTAGGAAATAAATCGTGTGGTATTCGGATTGTAGCAGCGGCCCTTCATCCCAATCCAGATCCGATACTCAGTTGTACGTGACAATCCGTGATTCGTTTGTTTATTTCCTGAGAGTCGGAATATGGCGTTTTTCGCCAAGCAGCCGCAACTCTTTTGTCCTCCTAGACGAGAAAGATTGTTACCACGAATAATGCTTTCGCGTCCGCAATCACAAACACATTTCCATAGTACAGGACTATGTCCGATTAGCTCAATGGCAACAAGTTTCCCGAATCTCTGCCCAGTTAAATCACGAACTGGCCTTCCAGGTGCTCCGTTGATAACCTCATGATGATCAGGATTTACACAATTGCGATTCTTACATGTACACCTAATCGCCGCCCCTTGCGGGATCGGACCTCGGAAAAGCTCCCATGCCAAACGATAGGCTTTAGAGATCCATCTCTTTACCGTGAGTCTCGGATAACCCCTGACATCCATACTTCCAGTCCAAAGCCAACAAGACGGAGTTTTTTTGACCCGCGACCAGAAAAGTCTTTCGAGAGTTTCTGCTTTTACATCGCCAAACATTTCATCTTCCTAGAAACTACGCCGCAGCTACGGCCCTATCGGGCAAGATCACGATGCTGAAGGCGTCGCCCAAGACGCCGCCCGAGATGCTGACCAGCGCCGTGCAATCGCTGAAGGTCAAGGTTGTGTCGCCTCCTGCTGTCAGATAATTATTGGTCACAACGCCTACCGTGAACGCCACGTTGGTTGCCACGCCGGACTTGGTGCAGGTCATGGTGAGCGTGGTGCTAACGAGTCCTTCGGTTTTCGTGTTCAAGACCGCAATCTTGCCATTGCCATAGAGGGTTGTATCCAGCGCCGCAACGTGCGTGAACGTCGCGCTGGTCGATCCGGTAACGGCGAGCGTCGCCAGCGTGAAAGGCGTCGGCACAAAGACGTTTCCCGGCGAGAGGTTCCCGAAATACTGATTGAACAGCCCGTGCGCTCTCACGGTGGGAGCAGAGGCGTTCAGAACGCGCAGCATTGCGTCCAGGCCCGAAAGGTCGCCCGCCGCCAGTGAGTTGTACCGCAGCGCGTGAATGTCGAGCGCCCTCCTCAGCGCGGCCCAGAAGTTGTAGCCAAGGCTTCCCAGCGCAGGCTGACCGTCATTCAGAGCCACCACGGGCGGGATGAAATCCTCCTGCTGGTGAACGTCCGTGAATCCGCCGACCAGAGTTTGAAGCGCCGCGAGCACGTCAGTGTCAGCTACGGCGATGCCGGCATTCGGGCTGGTCGCGGCATACACACCTCCCGTGGCCACCGCCGAAGCCAGCGGAACGCCCCCCGCCTCGCCGCCCCAGCGCGCCATGCGGTCCAAAATCGTGATGAGGTTCGCATTCGATATTTGCGCCATCAAAGCCTCACTTTGTCGTCACCAACGGATTCCCCTCTTCCATCTCGACCATTACGGCCAGCGTCACCAACATAGCTAGAAGCGACGAGCGCGCCCGCCGCAGCTCGCCGTAGTCTATCGAACTGACGAACAGTCTCGTCACATTTGTTATCGATCCGTCCATCTGCACGGTCGGGCCAGGCGACGGGAAGCCGCTTAGCGGCGGCAACTGCAAAGGCGCATAGAAATCCGCGAGCTCGATGCTGTTCAGAATTCTGTCTAAGGCTAGCGCGTAGTCCTCGGCTAGCTCGGCCAGCAGGTTCGGGTCGGAGTGCGTGACGCCCGCCGCGACGAATAGCGCGACCATCTGCTTGCGCGTTAGGTCTGAAGCAGCATCGAAAACGTCCGAGGCCGGAGCTATGAGCACGGACGGCCACTGGCGAATGGGCGCAAGCGCGATCTGGAATTCCTGGAACTGATGCTGCAATCCCGTAAGCCCGACCGAAGCGAGCGCCGCTCCCTGGTCGCGATAGATTATCGCCGCGAGCTGGCGTATGAGAGGCTTGACGAGCTGCGCGCTGTAATAAAATGTCCACGCCATCCACTAAACATTCCCCATCGCGATGTCTCCGATGCGCAGCGCTTCAGCGCCCGCTCCCGGCGCCTCGCGCTCCTCGGGCCCCATCAAGGCCATCCCCGCACGCCTGGCTGCCTCGCGCAGTTCATGACGAACGATAGCCATCATCTTGTCGTTCCACGGGCTGTATTCCTTGCCCAATTTCCTAACTTTGAGCCAGTAGAGGTCCAGGATCGGACGCTGCGGCATCCCCCGGCCCTTCTCCGTCGGCTCCCAGTGACCGCCAGCATGGGCAGCACCACGACGGATTCGTAGGGACGGCTTAAACTCATAGCCGCGCGGCGTTGGATCGCCAAGCTTGATTCCTGTTCCTGTTTGGTGAAACAGCGCGTAGGGAGATTGACTCCCCCACTTCATGCGCCTGGGCTCGACCTCCTCGACGTGGTCGGGGCCTCCGATGAACGACAGTTGCAGCATTCCCGTCTGCTGAAGGATGGGCCTGCCGCGATAGAGTCTCCGCGTCGTCGGAGCCAGTTTCGCCCACTGCCTGCGGCCCTCGCCTCCCTGACTCCTGAACTGCCTAACAACATACGGGATAAGGACTTCGGAAATCAGCCGATGCCAGACCCTCGTCCAGTCAGCCATCTGCAGTCTGAATTTGTCGTGCCAGATCGTATACGCGCCCCGTTTGGGCTCGACATCATGCTCGCCTTTGTATTCCCACCCGATTTTGAAATTCAGAATCGACATCTTAGTAGTTATTCGCCTTCCCGAACGCCACGTTCAAGCCAAGATCCGCAGGCTTCGCTCCGACCACAGTATCGCCGCCCGAGTAGCCCTTCAGGCGCGACGGATTGCCGAACAGGGCGTCGTAGAATCCCTTGGCGATCTCGCTGAGGAGCTGCTGATATTCCCTCATGGCCCGCGACGCCTCGCTCACCTCGCCAGCCTGAAGCGTTATGCTCGATTGCAGGCTATTGAGCACATCGGCCAGCGCGCCCTTGATATTCGCCTCGCGGAGCCAGGCGGTGGACGCCGAAATCTGGTCGCTAGTCAGTCCCATGCTGTTCAGCTTCGAGCCGTTCCAGCCAGGATCGATGCCGCGATTGAGCAGCCGGGCGTAGATTTCGCTGGCCCGGTTGTCGATCCACTGCCCGATCTGCGCCGTGCTTGGGTTGTTCGGCAGGTCCACCGTGAAGCGCGGGACCCTGGCCGTGACATCCGCAAGCGCGCAGAAACCCATTCTCGCCTCCGCCTAGTCGCCGTAAGTCAGACCGACACGGAACGCCGTCGGACCTCCGGCATCCACGTGGATATTCAGCACGATGTTTCCAGCCGCATCGACGCTCGGCGCGGCACTCTCGTACCATCCGCCCGTGGCTGCCGCCACGTATTTCGGCACGCCCACGATCTTCGCCGAAGCGCTAAGCAGTCGAGCTCCAGCGCTTGTTCCGTCGCTCGTCACGCTGATCGCATTATCAGCGGTCGCGGTCAACCCGGTGATTGTCAGAATCGCCGTCGCCAGAGGCACGCCGTCCTGGCTTCGGCCCAGCTTGTAGTACGTCGCCGTGATCGCTATCGCCATCGCTCATGCCCTCCTGGGAATCCAACTATCCGACGCGGATATGGCGCTCCATCGCGCGCATCCGCTCTTCTTGCGCGGCTTGGCGTTCCGCCAATTGCCGTACGGCCTCGTACCGGTCATCCGGGCCTTCCAGATTTCCGCGCGCCATCGCCAATCGCTCCTGGTCGATGATGTCGATCAGTCCGCTCGGCACCGGCGGCGCGCCCGGGTCGATGGGCTCAACCTGGCCGTGCCGCAGCCCCATAAGCTCTTTCTCCGTAAGCCAAATCTCGCCGCTGAGATTCACCGGAATCAGCCCGCCGTGCCCGCCGGATGGAACCATAGCCTCATTTTGATTGATCTTGATGCAGCCGGGAATCATCTCAAATGTGGTCGTAAACGCCTTGCCGTCCACAATCGTCTCGCGCGGCCAGTAGCACGTTTCGTCGTCAATCCCGCCAGCCAGCACTTGCCGGTTTCCCGAAACGTCCGTGCCGAGCTTGCCTGCGACGCCGTGCGCCAGATGGATGGGCTTCAGCACGCGATAACGGAAGCGTGGGGCTTCCGTCACGATTGCCGGGGCTTTGCCGGTTGCAGGCGAGGAAGCCGCCTGGTCTTCCTCGGCTGAATCCATCGGTTTGCGGGTCATCCTTTGCTCCTTTGTAAATCCGGAATTTGCACAGCCAGCGCTCACGCTATCGCGCTCTGCCACAAAAATCCGGCCTGAGCCCGCACGAGTCGCACGTCCCAGAACGACCGGCACTCGATGAACTCGCCCTCGCGGATCTCCCAGCGATAGCGGTACACCGCCGGGCCGCCGCCTGGAACCGTGTCCGAGAACCAGTAAGAGTAACCCAGAGCGGGCGTGCGGACTGCCGGGGTGTCCGGCACGAAGGCCAGCAGAGCGACCTTTGACCAGACGAAGTCGAGCGGGGAGGTGGCCGCGTTCACGCTGCCGAACGCCCCCGAGGCGGAGTTCGCCGAGGCGTCGTACAGAGCATTCAGTATCACGACCTCGCCCACGTCGAATAGTCCGGCGAGGATGTCCGGGGTGATGACGCCGCGCTGCGTGTACTTGATGCGGTCGAGGATTTTCGGATGGCTCTTGAGCGTGATGAAGGTATTGTAGCCAAGACCAAGCTTGCTGGCCTCGCGCGTCGCGCCCTTCAAGATCGTCGGCTTCTGGGCCTCGATGGCCGCTATGGGGTCCGAGTTCACGTAATCGGACCACTGGTTGGGCCCCGCCAGCGTCGCGCCTGACACCCCGCCAGTGATCAAGTTGAACGCGGCGAATTCCAGGTCGAGCCAGATGATCTCAGTCACCTCGTTCGTGGTCGTGACGTCAACCTCGAAGCCCGGCAGGTTCGACGCCTTGCGCTCCGTATCCGACACCAGCTTCTTGATGTAGTGCGGCGCGCACAGGTAGGCGTCCAGGATAATGTTCGAGCGAATCATCTCGCGCGCCTCGCCGCCAGGGAAGTACGCCGTGTTGTAGCGGTGAAAGCGCTCGAAGCCCGCCTTCGGGATTCGCCCGCTGATCGTCGGCACGGGCACGCGCGGCAGGAACTTCTGCGCCGCCAGGCCCGGCTGCGTGAATTCCACGGATACGTTAGAAAGAATCTGATCGGGGTAGATCGAAGGAGTGGCGCCCACAATACACCTCCACTAACTGGATAAGTTCCGTTCCCTGCTCGGGATATTGCTTCTTGTCGATCTTCATTTCGTTCTTCACTCACTCAGCCGCCGTCTAGTAGTGCGACGGCGCGAAGTCAAGCAGCGCTTCCGTGAAGCCGTTCGCGACGCCCGGCGTCTGCGCGACGCCCACGGGATAGATCAGGTCGCCTGGAGCGAGCGGAATCGACGCCGCCAGGTTGGCCAGACTGTCCACTCGTCCGTAGATGTCGGCGATAAGCAGCACAACGCCCGCCGGGAACGTTCCCGCCGCAATGCACAAGGCCACGTCGCCCGTCACGGCGCCGAGTATCGGCTTGCCGACGCCCATGCCCGCGTAGCTCCCGCTCCAGGCTTGGCCGTTCACCGCCGTCGGGTCGTCGCCCGTGGCATAGCCCGCATACACGATGGGCGGCTCGAAGAAGTTCAGCAGCGTGACGCACTTCACCGGCCCGGTATTTGCCCCCGTCGGCAGCTTCACGTATTGCGCGCTGAACGTCGATGCGTTAGCGGTTCCGAGCACCAGCGCCGTGTGCGCGACGATGCGTACGCTCGCGTCGCTCAGAAACGGAACACCAGAAGGTGATGTGGCCATTGCTTTTTCTCCTCTTCGTCATTTCGCCGATTTCACTCTGACGAAACCGGCGGTCGTCACTGCACGAACGTCACTGGCCGCTTCGCAACGCCGGCGGCTGCGGCTTTCTGCTCGACGTCGACCCGCTTCGCCAGTTCTGGCTCCGCCGCGCGCACACTGATCATCGCTTCGCCCAGATTCATCATCTTGCCGTTTTTCCTGCCGTCCTCGACGAGCTTGTGCGCCTTGGATTTCAGCTCCTCCGTCGCGGTTAGAATCGAGCCGTCCGCTCCGGGAACGACGCCGACCGATTCCAGGTCGATGCGCGGCAACGTCGTCGAGAGCCAAGCCGCGAACTCCTGCGGCCGCTCCAGAGCTTCGCGCAGATAGAACGCGGCCTCGCGCGGTAGAATCTTGCCTTCCCTGATTCCGCCCTCGATGCGGCGGCGCGCCTGCGTAATGCGCATGTAGTCGGCCATCGCCAGCTTGTTCTGCCCGGCGAGTTCCGTCATGCGCGCCTCGAACGCATCGGCGCCGAGGAGCGTGCCCTTCTCCCTGCTCACGCTCTCCTTGAGCAACATCGCGTTCGTTGCGGCGATTCGCGACGCGTCGCCCGCCTTGCGCCCCGCGTCGATATATCGCCGCACGTCAACCAGCTTCACGCCCCGCGCGCCGAGCTTAGCCGAGAGTTTCGCTGGCAGTTCATCATCATCATCCGGCTCCGCATCGCCATCATCCGACTCCGCATCGCCGTCTGCAGCTTTCGGCAGGGGGAATTTCCCCGCCATCTCGCCGAGCTTCTTGGCGAACACTCCGTCGCCAGCATCGCCCTCGGCCTCCAGCCGCCGCATCACCTCGGCCAGCACATCGTCGGCATCGAGCCGCTTGAGCGCGTCAGCGTCCAGGCCGGCGTCTTCCAGCGCATCCAGCACAGCGTCCGCCTCCAGCTCGCCCAGCGCCTCGCCGTCCTCGCCATGGACGCGGAACTTCTTCAGCGCCTCGCCATCCTCGCCCTCCATCCGCCGGAGTTCGAGTTTCTTCATCACGTCTGCGGCGTCGCCGCCGGCTTTGACTATTTTGGTCTTCGGCATGTCTTCCTCCAAGTCAATGAGCGAATCGCGGCTTTCGGTGAGCCGCAGCGATACCAATGCCCCCGCCGGCTGCGGGGGAAATCCCAGGCTTGTGTTGTAGTCGGTGTCGGACACTTCGATTTCCGGCAGCTCCTTGAGGAATGGGCGGTTCGTCAGCGCGCCAGCCTTCAACCGTGTGCCGCGCTTGTCACCAGTTTCGTCCGTACTATCCCACTCGAGCTCAGGCGAGAAATGCGTGTACTCCTTCGCCTTGACGAAGGCCAGCGCGCGCGGCGTCGGCTCCCAGAAGGCCCACAGCGCCTGGCGGCCGTCCTTGAACGGCTTGATCTCGGCCCCTTCCGCCAGAATCTTCCCGCTCTTGATGTCGTTCCCAGGCGGCGCATCTTCCTTCGCCGACCAGTGGCCGTAATCCGTCGGGACTTGGCCGTCCTTTTTCAGATTTTCCAACGTCTGCGCCAAGTCGGCCGCGCTAATCGTAAATTCATGGCCGTCCTTCGAGAACGTCTTCCCGGTCGGCGTGGTGTAGGCGACCATGATCTTGATCTTGCCGTCTCGGACTTCGGAGAATTCTAGCGGCTCCCGCATGTACTTTTTCTCGAACCCGCTCGTGTCGATCTTGTACCGCTTGGCCTTCCGCAAAATCTTGCGCTTCACCGCCTCCTTCACGCCCGACGGCAGATCGGCCTGGTTGTAGCGCGCCAGAGCATTTCGGGTGCGGGCCTCCGTGTCTATGGGCAGCTTCCATTCGCTCGGCCCGCTGCCCGGCGGCGCGTAGGCGAAATCCGAGCGGTGCACGCGCTTTCCGCCGACCGTGGCGTAGTTCTTGTCGTCGCTAGCCTCGATCAGATCTTCGTCATAGCCCTCGTCCGCCAGCCGCGCAACGAGCGTGTCCAGCGTGGCTGTGTCGTCCAGCTCCATCGACTCGTCGGCGTCGAATCGCTGGTCCTCGCGGCCCTTGATCGTGATCGTGCGGAAGCTGTTCTTTTGGAATTCGCCGGGCTCGGACTGACGCGCGCGGTAGCTGTCCCCCGTGGCGTCAAGCGCTGAAGCCTTCTTGTGCTTCTTCAGCCAAGCCTTGACTTCCTCGGGAGTCCATGCAGATTTGGGGGAAAACACGAAGCTCTGAACTTCGGTGGCGTCTCGATTTGGCCGCTTCCCGATGACAGCGGAAATCTTCTTCTGCCCGTCCGCAGCTTCAAGTACGTTCGTCGCCATGCTAACTGCAAGGATTATTCAATCTCGTGGTGGATGTCAAAAACTAAATCACCTAATTTCGGATGAATAGAGAGAGCCAGAGTGGCGGTCGAGCTTGGCGAGGCGTTGCCAGTTGGAAGGAACGTCCGAGTCGACGACTTCTTTCGTCACAAACTGCCCGCACTTCGGGCATTCGCGCAGACGCGCTTGCATCGTGCGGTCGTTGCGCGAATCAAGAACGCGCGCCTTGCGAAGATGGCAGTACGGGCAAAGCATTTTATTTAGGTGATCCCCTGAATCTGCGCCACGGTCAGCGCCGGACTCGCATCCGCCGCCGACTTGCGCACCCGAAGCCAGCGAAAGGGGGTCGTGATCGACACGTATCCGTCCGCCGAGATGTCCGCGCCGACCTTCAACGTCCCGTCACCGGCTGCTGGCGCGACCGCCGCAGGTTGCGCATAGGCGTTTGAGACGTAAATCTGCGCCCTGTCGGCCGTCGCAAAACCAAAGAGTGCGATGGTGTAGGGCGGAAGCAGACCGTCCACCTGAATCCACGTCCCCTCGCTCACCGCGCTGCTCGACAGAATCTGTTGGTTCATCCTGCACCTCCGCTATTTGCCGGGAAAATACTTCAAGCGATCAACGATGTTTCGATGATTACGCAGCATCCAAAAAGGCTTGCGCCAGAAGAGAGGACCCCAATCCCTTGTAAACTTTTTCACGGCGACGCGCTTCCCTTCATTCATGCTTCACCCCACTCATACTTGCCCTCGTCAGGGAACTTGATCCCCATCTGGGCTAGCAGTTCTGAGTCCGAAACGCTTCTATTTCTCCCATGCGAAAGTCCCCTCGTCCTGAAAAGACTCCACGAGCTCGCCTCTGCACATCTGCCCCCCTTCGCAGTCTTTTCCCGGCCACCAGTCGATCTCGTCCGGGCTGTAGTAGGCGTCGCCATGGCCTTCGAGGCACGGGTCGCAGGTGTGCTTGTCTTCAAATTCGTGTCGATACCACATGCGGATCTCCGGCGCGAGCGTCGCGTAGGCGTCGAAGCGACCCGCCTGAATGGCGTTCCGCGAGGCGCGCAGCGCCGCGTTGTCCAAAGCGCCATCCGAGGCTCCGGCGACGTTCTCCACGACGAAGTCGGCGAGCGGCTCTCCCGCGAGTCCGCGCTCCAGGCCCGTCACGGTGAAGCTGTTGGCTAGGCCGATCATCCATCCCTGAGCCTGAGCCACGGCGATGCGCGCAATCTCTTCGGGCGTACGAGTCGCGAGTTTCGCCGCTTCCTTCGTGTTTTCTTGCAGCTTTATGCCGCGAAGATTCAGCACTTCCGCGTTCCGCCGCCGGCCCGTGGCGCGCCAGCGCTCGCTGAAGACCCGATCTCGACCATAGTCGGCGTTCCGTTTGAGCAGCGCCGCGATCTTCCCGGCGGCCTCCCTGTCGTGTTCCAGCGCCAGGCCGTGCCGACGGTCGGAGCGGTCTATCTGCAGAAGCATCCGGCGCAGCTCGTCAAGCCACGCGGATTTCCTCGACCGTAGAGTCTCGGCCACGCGCCGCGCCGCGCTCTCGGCCTTCTTGGACTGCGCGCGGCGATTGATCTTGTTCTTGCCCGTGCGGGAATAAGGCGGGAACTTCGCCGGTTCCTCGAGGCGCATCGTCAGTCCCGGCTCTTGCTTCGGTACTCCCACGTTCTCCTGCTTTGGCATCTCTCCGCCGGCAGGCTCATCCGGTATCGTATCTCCCGCAGGCTTTTCCTCCTCTCGCACCGTCTGCGCGATGGCGCGGAAGCGCGGACGCGCCTTCTCCTTCGCCGGCAGCCCGGCCAACTCAAGCAGCTTGTTCTCCAGCGCGTCGCTGGGCTGGATGGCGTCCGTGTTGTCCTGCATCAGGTAGCGCAGCGACTCGAAGAGCTTGATGGGATTCAGCACGGCGATCTTCGCGGGCTTAAGTTGCGGATACGGCATGCGGTCGATCCGCAGCGCGTGCGGCAGATCGTAGTTGTAGTCAACCAGACGACGCACGACAGAGAGGTTTATCTCCTCGGCAATCATCTCGGCTATAGAGTTCTCCGCCAAATTGAAGAAGTCGGAAAGGGTCTCGCCCGTCGCGTAACTGCCCGTGGCTTTCTCGGCCAAATGGAGGAAGCCAGCCAGAACGTTCATGTAGATTTGCGCCGCGTGATAGCGCATCGAGTCAACAACGTTGTGCGTCTGGCCGGTCACGCCTTTCATTTCGAATTTGAATCCCGGCGGGGAGGCCACGCCCATAGCCTCGTGCGCTGCTAGTTCCGTGACGTACTTCCGCGCCGTCTCGACATCCGAGGGACTCGCCCCTTCCGGGATCTCGAAGTTCGGCACGCCGACGGCGTTGTGCTCCGCCGCGATGCCGTTGATGCGCGTCAGGTTGTCGAGGAAATACCAGTCGATGTAGGCCGAGCGAAGCGCGGAAATGCCATAAAATCCCGCGCCCAGTTTGCCGAACGAAAAGACCGTAAGCTTCTGCGCCGGGACGATGACGTTGACGTACTCGTTTCGGCGGTAGCCGAGCTGCTCCAGGGCGAGCAGAGTCATGCCGTCATAGTCCACCCACCAGCGGTAGAAGGTTATCGGCAGCCGAGGAGCCAGCGCGCGAATCCTCACGCGGCCGCCGTCCACTGCCCAGAGGATCTCGTGCGCCGCGCAGCCGTAGAGCACGCAGAGCAGCGCGTTCGAGATCACCGACTTGAACGTCTGCGAGGCGTAGCCCCCGGTGCGCATCGGCGTCTCCAGGCCTCCGAAGAGATTCTCTCGCGCCATGTCGGCGAGCTCGACGGCGAATTCGTAGCCCGGCTCGTTCGGATTCAGCGCCGGCCTCACCTCCCACTCCGCCGTCTCGATGGGCAGCCAGCAAGCGCGCAGCGAAGCGCGCACGGGAACCGAGGTGCGAAACATCTTGTCGTAGTACGGCAGAGCGTTTCGCCCGATGAACTGCGCGTTGTACTCCTCGAGGTCGGTCAGGAACCCCGCCGTGAAGAGCGTGCCCACCGCGCCCAGCGTCATCGGCGTAGCCGGGCGTTCAGGCCGCTCGCTCGGGGGAGCCATCGGGCGCGAAGCCGTGGGCGTAAGGACGGGCCGGGCCGCGTCGGGAATGCCCATCTCGCCGCGTGTCGGACCGCCAGGATAAAGCGGGGTCTCTTGCGTTGGGGGAACCGTGGAGATGGAAGGCAGCGACTGATCGGGGGTCAGCCGCGCATAGACGCCATCGGCAAGAACCGCATAGCGGCTGGCTTTACCTGTCAATTTCCCTTGATCATTTCGTAGAGGGATGTCGATGAATCTGGCAGGCTGGCGCGGCATGGCTCCAGCAGCACGACGCGGGACGGATGAGCGCTTCGCCATCTTGGCTGAATGGTAGGACCAGGCGATTCGCGCTGTCAAGCAATCTTTTTCTTGCGTAGCCGGCGAATCACGCTGCGCACGCACGCCACGGGATGCGTCAACGCCGCAGCGAACAGCGCGAGGCCCAGGAACACCAAGCACATGAGCTTGCCATACCAGGGCAAATCCGCGAACGATCCGGCGGCTTGCGACTCTTCTTTTCTCGGTGGAACCGCCTGCCTCTCCGTCCAGAACGGGCAGAGCTGGCAGAACTCGGCGCGCGGCAGCAGCTCTCGCACCTGCTCGCGCACCGCCGCGCTCTGCTCCGCCTTCACATAATCCAGCAACTCCGGGCAGCGGCAGACGAGCACCATCATGGGCGGGCCTTGGAGAAGCTCCACCTGCGCCATCAACTGCTTCTTCGGCGCACCGACAGGCAGCGGGTCCTGAGGAACCTCAAATGATTGCAGGCCCAGCGTCACGTTAACCAGCGCCCTCGGAAAGAGCCATTCGCAGCGCGTCGCTTCCTGAGCGTCTCGCGGCCTGCCCCAGAGCCGGAACAGATTTGTAAAGCCGATCTTCTCTTCCGCCATCATGCCTCCTCAGAAATTCATCTTGCGGAAACTCCCGTGCTCGATCCTGCGCTCCTCCGGTCTCGCCTGGCCGACGACCACCTCGGACGCCGGCATGGTTGCGGTCATCCGCCCGAGTTTGTTCAGCGCCTGGCTCATGGCGTCGGCGCGGTCCCAGAGCCCCGACTTCTCGCTGTAGCACTTCGAGACCTCATCGACGAAGTCATTGACCCAGCCATAGCCCGGCATCTCCGGATCGGGCAGATAGACGTTTCCCGCCTCGATGTCCCGGCTCGCCGCGCTCAGTCGGGCGGGCTTGCTGCCCTCAGCACGCACGGCGATCAGTCGCGGAACGACGTCGTGAAGCTGCGCGATCACAGCCGGCCCGTTCGCGGCATCCTCCACCCAGCGCGCCCCGTCCCGCGGGTACTGTTTATCCCACTGCTGGAGCTTGCGGCACGTACTCGGGAAATCAAGATGCTCGTGAATCTCTTCGAGCAGATACTTGTTGGCTCCCTTCTTGCGCCAGCGCTGCCCGGCCACGTAGCTGCTGTCCGTGTGAGCCTTGAATGCCATGTCGAAGGACTGCACATCCTCATCCGCTTCCCATTCCTTCGGCAACGTCGGCATGATGCCTTTCGGGTCCGGGCACCAGTCGAGCCGGTAGAATCGGAACCAGGCGCGCTTGACGATGCCGCCGCCAACGGGCGACGGCGACTGCTGCACCTGCGCATCGTAGCCGCGCCGACCGAGGGACGGAATCATGCCGTGGAGCTTCTCCAAGGACCAGTATGCGGCGTGCAAAGGTTCACCCATTTCCCGCGTCACGGTCCGCTTCGAGCGCGGGAAAATATAAGTGCGGCGGGCGGTAGCCTCGCCTTCCAACAGCACGTGCGTCCAGCGGCCCGGCTCGGTCTTCAGCAGCCAGTTGCTCAGATCCTTCTCGTTCAATTGCTGGCAGATTACCACGATGCTCGCCGTCTCGGGGTCGTTCACACACTGCGGCACGTTCGTCCGATAGGCCCGGACTCCGCTCTCTATGGCCGCGTCGTTGTCCATATCGTCTCGGGAATGCGGGTCATCGACCACTAGAAATTGAGCGCCATGTCCGGTGATGGAACCGGTCAGCGACGCCGAGTACATCACGCCGGTGCGGTCGTTCTCAAACTGCGTCTTCAGGTTTGCGTCTGCGCGCAGCCGAAACTTGAGCCCCCAGCGCTCTTGAAACCATCGACTCTGAATCAGGTCGCGCCGCTTGAGCGAGTGCTCCGTGGCGAGCATGGCGTCGTAGCTCAGATACATGTAGCGCAGCGCCGGCTGCCGTATCCAGCTCCAGACAGGCCAGTGGATCGCCGCGCAATGGCTCTTGCTATGTCGCGGCGGCTCGTTGATCAGCAGGCGCTTGATTTCGCCCGCCGTCACCGCCTCCAAATACTCGCAGATGTAGCCGATGTGCCAATTGTCCTTGAACGGCGTCTCGGGCTCCAGGACCGGCCAGGCGTGAATTAGGAATTGATGCAGACTTTTCTCGCACGCCTCGGCGTCTTCCAGTCTACGCTGCTCTTCCTCGTCCGGGCTGAGCACGCTGACAACGTTTCGCCCTATCTCGGCGACGGCCCCGCCTGGCGTGTGATGGTTGGGTCGCTTCATTTCAAATCCAACTGCTCAACCGTCGGTTCAAACAAAGATGGTTGCGCTTCAACGCGGGCCAACCTCTCTCTAGCAATTTGGCAATAAGCTTCAGAAATTTCCAGCCCTAGAAAATGCCGCCCTAGCTTCTTCGCGGCCACCGCCATTGTGCCAGAGCCGAGGAATGGATCGAGAATGGTTTCGGCGACGAGCTTTCCAATCAAATATTGAATCAGAGAAACGGGCTTCTGGTGGGGATGAAAACGCCTCTCATTGCCACAAATGCCAGGGGTCTCCCATGTCGGTATCGTGTGGCCTCTAATGATGCCGTTATCTCTCGGCCCTATGAATTGGCCGTCCCCAACGATAAAGATCATTTCCCATGACGGCTTCCATGGGAATCTCAAATCCCCTGAGCCCACTGTCCCCTTATCCCAAATCACGCAGTGTCTGGAGCCTTGCGGCATGGGTTTCTGCCAGAGGCCGAACATGAGGATAGGACCGGAACAAACTCTCACGCATTCCGCAAGAGCAAGATCGCGCGCGGTAGTATCCGAATCCCCAGCAATTTCCTGTCCCTCCCATGAAGCGCCATGGCTCGAAGTGTGATGTATTCCGTACGGCGCGTCGGTAATCACGGCATCCACGCAGCCGTCGGGCAACGCCTTCATCGCCTCCAAACAATCCGTACAGAGGACGGTACAGCAATCATACGGCCCGATCTTTCGCCCGCATCCGGTCATCTATTCTTCACCTTTCTGCGGTAGCAGCGCCACCGGCCCCTGCGTCAGCTTGGCGAAGCCCTCGGCAATCGCCCGCAAAGCCGCCTTGTCCTTTACGTGCTCTCGAACTAGATGCGCCATGCCGGAGAAGAGCACCTGCGCTTCGGTCAAGGTAACAATTTCTGCCGACTGTACCTCATGTTTCCTGATCGAGTCTATAAGCTTCCGCCGCTGCTCGATGACCCGCATGATCTCGCCCCACGTCTGCCAGTCCGCCGCCCCGCGATTGATCTTGTCGCCCAATTCGTTCAGCGTCACCGAGACCGTGGCCTTATCGCCGCCATGAAGCGCCTCCTGGAATTCCGCGAACGCCACCTGGACATTCGCCCACAACTGCGCCGCCCCGGACTTGTCCACGCGCTCGATCAGTTCCAGAAGCCTGGCCTCCACCAAGCCGACGTCCTTCTCCAGCCTCAGCAGCTCGGGGTCCGACATCGCTGCGCTGAATCTCTTGCCCAAGCCTTTGGGCATGTACTTTGAGCGGAGACCATGTTTCCAAGAGTGCGAGGCTATGCCTTTCGGGTTCAAGCCGCCATGCCACTTGCAGCGCCCATTTTCTAGCGCCCAGGCTCGGCAGGGTCTTCCCTGGCGACCTTTCGCCCCGCACCTTTTTGCGACGCCGTTGGTCATCTATTCATGCCCATCTCACGGGCTCGTGAGCTTCGGCTCAAGGCCCATGTCCGCCATCTATTTGGCTAAGTTACTAGCATCATTAACGATAAAACCCTTGACTTCAACAACTTGCAGATATAGATTGAGATCATGAAAACGCTCTCTATTCGGCAACCTTGGGCGACTACAATTCTGAGACTCGGCAAGGACGTCGAGAATAGACGCTGGTCAACTCCCTTTCGCGGTCGAATTCTCATCCACGCCTCAAAACAGATTGATCTCGATGCCTGCCGACAACTCAATATTGATCCAAGTACGCTTTCGGTCAGCGCCATTCTTGGCTCCGTAGAAATCATCGACTGCATCCGTAATTCCAGCTCCTCATGGGCCGACCCAAATTCTTGGCATTGGATTCTAGCACGCCCCGAAGAGTTCAAGAATCCAATTGCTTGCCGAGGCCGCCTGAGTCTGTGGGAATTTCCAATAGCATTGCCTCTGCAAACGGAAAGTCTCTGAGCCAACGCTGCCAATCTGCCGGATGTTTATCCCTCAATTCCTGCAACGCTCCAGGATGAAAATCCAACCCTCCCTGATCTTTACGGCCCAATCCTGGCGGAATCTCAATGTCCCGTTGCCTCAGATAGTCATAGACTTGGCTCCGCCTCCAACCTCGCAACGGAAAGATGCGCTTCGTTTTGGGATCGTAACCCCGGCACGTTTTAAGGATTAAAGCCCGCGAGCAGCTGTCATTGCGGCGCCATCCATAAGCAATCCACTCAACTTTGGCATCCCGTCTGAAAATTCTCTCGATGTCTTTCATCCCAATCTTGGGCACACGAAGATTTTTGAAATGTGGCTGAAGCACATTATTGTTATAGCATCGGCAAAGATCAAAGTGAGGATACATCCGAACCTTAACGCCGGTCCTCTTCTTAACCGCTTCGGCCCAGTCTTTGACTATCTCAAGCCCTCGGACTCGAAATAAATAATATGCCTCGACTCTGCGAAATAGACGCCAGCAAAGGTCTAACGTTGCCAAGGAATCCTTTCCGAAGCTGACAGCACAGCCAATCACCTCCGTTTCTTGCCGAACAAGATTCAGTAAATTGACAGCAGAACGAAGGTGCTCATTCATCCGGTCATTCCGCCTTTTCCACGTTTCGCAGACTTGGCGTGAATCGGATTTCTCGCCACGAGCTCGAGTTTAATCGCCGTTGCCGCTATGTAACGCTCGTCTATTGGTAACTTTAGCTCCCGAAGCAGTTTCTCTTTTGCAAGCCGATTTGCAAATACAATTACCAGGTACTTCTCGCTGTCCATCTTTTCACTTAGCGCCCGATTTTGCTCTCGACGTCCGGCTTTCATCTCGGCTAGTTGGTTCGCATTGCGCTGGACCGATTCTGGAATCTGATTCAAACTCAGACTGTCAGCTTCCGCCAAGAGCGTTAGTTCTGCCTTCTGGAACCACGGCGCCGTTTTCTTTGCTGGAATTGCCATCAAGGCTTCTACCGCCCATTCGGAAAGTTCCCCGGTACGATTATCAGCAATGGCCAGCGCCAGCTTTTGCTCCTCGGTAAGACCGCGGCGGCGCACGGCTATCAATTCCTTCCCATCCGCCTCAATCACGCGCACGCCTTTCATGCCGATGTTGCCGGCGCCTTCGACCACCCCGTGGCCGGCCAAAATCTTGTTGTTCTCATCGATTACAATCGACCGTGCCGCGCCGACCGTCTTAAGTGACTTTTCAATCAGTGCAATGCTGCGCTCCCCGTGCCTCCGGAGGTTCGCCGGATCGGGTGTCAAATCCTTGATGTAGATCGGGTCTTTATTGGGTTTCATGGTTGGCTCCCTATCATCTCGGCGTGGGGATGGATTCAAAGCCCGGTAGCTCCTGACCGCCCGCCGAGTCTGACATTCCGCTTTGTCGGGAGTCAAATCCGCCAGAGTGTGAATCTCGCGCGCTTTCGGCTTAGCTGGTTGTTTGCTCATCCTCTGCCGCCTAGTCGATCAAAATCGGAAAGCCATCTTACGCGCGCCCGCCCGTCCTGCTGCGGTCATTTTCGTCAACCTCCGTCACCTTCATCCGTTCTCGATACTTCTCGAACGCCGCCTCGGCCTCAGCCCAGTCTAGGGTAAGGGTGCGGTGAACGTAGCCGGCGGCATCCTTGTAGCGTACCAGTTGCTTGCCGCGATATGTCGTCCACTCAAGCGTCAGCTTCTTGATTGCGTCCGTATGCGGCAACAAACTTTCCTGCCTCATCGCGCCTCCTGCCGTGCCTCACACTCATCTCGTTTGCTCATATCTGCTTTCCGCCCCTTTCCTTCCCTTCGCCGCGCTTCCCAAAGCCGAAGGCCCGCAGCGCCTTTCCGCCGGCCCGCAGCCTCCGCAGCACATCCTGCTTCGCCGCCGGGTCCATCACGGCTAGCGTCTCCAAGAGGCGCATGCATTCGTCGTGCGTGAGCTTCCCCTTGACTTCGTTTCCTCGCTCGGACACGATGCGCAGATTCTCAAACCAGAAACTTCCGCCGCGCGAGACCGGCACATCATGGTCCGCCGAGAAATTTCGCACGGTAATCAGTTCGCCCGCGTAGGGACAGCGCTCGCCCAGTTTGAGCATTATGCCGTCGCGCAGTCCTTGCAAACTATAATCCAGCTCGCAGCCAGACCGCGCCGCCAATTCCCGCTGGTGACGATAGATGTTCGCGCTGCGGCTCATCAGTATCCGCTGCCGGCAATGCTCAAGCGTCTCTCCGGGCTTCCGTTTCATGCTTTAACCTCCGCAGCACTACGCGAACAATCGGGAGCGGCACGCTTGCAATGGTTTTCAGTTCGCGGGTGGCCGCTCCCGATTTCTACAAGAGCGCAGGCGGCATCCTTGTAGTGGTGTTCAAATGGGAAGTGGCCGCCTGCGCCCCCTCCTTGAATGAGATGGTCGGCGCACAGGTTTTGGTTTTCAGTACGTAAATGGCCGACCATCCCCCTGCTTCAGGCCGCCGCTTTCCTGGCTTCCTGATAGGCGGCCAGAATCTCGCGCCGAAGTTCCCGCCATTCCATCCCCAACAGATTCAGCCGCCGCGAATCCGCCGTGACCCGCGCCTTCAGCCGCGCCAAGACGAACTCCTTCGCCTCGGCGTCGCAGGAATCGACGAATCCGAACGTCCCGTACTCATCGATTACCCGGATAGTAGCCAGTCTGATCGGCTTGCCATCCTTGCCCCGATGCATGTGTATACAGTAGCTGTAAAGGAAGCGGCGATAGACCTCATAGACTCCCGCATCCCAAACCTGCTCGTCCGTGTAGAGCGCGCGGATGCGCCCTCCGTTCTGCCCCTCATCCCAGTCCCGGAGCGACGCGACGCTGGGCTCGACTTCGTTCTTCTTGCACCATTCGCACCAAGCCAGATAATACACCTCGCCTTCTGAGATTTTCTTCTGCTTCTTTTTCTCGACCGTTGCCGTGGTATCCATCTTCTTCTCCTCCTCGATTTGGAATTTGCAGGCGGCTCGCAGTTCCACGCTGGATTTCACTGCTACCTTGGCAAGCCGCCTGCGCTTGCGAAGACGCCAGCCAGCCTTTGGATTTCACAAAATAGCTGGGCGTCTTCGCGTTCGATCTTCGGGCTGGCCCACACAAAAGTAGTGGATTCCAGCCTTACATTGGTAAGCCAGCCCATGGGCGCTGGCTTCAGCAAGTCGGTCAATGGTTTTCACCGCGACAATGCCTGAAGCCTCGCATCTTTCTTTCACGGCGCGACGCGGCAACGGTATCCTGGTTTTCACACTTCGTTTGGCCGCAATCGCGCCCCCGAAACTATGCATCGGCACTGACCTGCTGGTTTTCAGCCGACTTACGGCCGCATGCATAGCTTGCTCTTGCCTGCGAGGGAGCCGGCACGACGTCCGTGGATTACAGCGCCGTGGTGGCCGCCTCCCCCGCAGGCGCCGTTCCGAGGTCGGCAGCTTCGAAGTGGTTTTCAAGTTTCCCTTGGCCGACCTCGAATTTCTTCCCATTACCTGACACCCAGATTCTTTTCAGGATTTCCTTCATCATCTTCCGCCGCGCCCGCGCCCCGCAGTGCCCCTGCTTTGTCTTGCAGTTGGGGCATTTCGCGTCGTGCGCCGCGAATTCCTTGGCGTATTCCACCTCATAAAACTGCCGCCACGGATTCGCCCGATTCCTGATAATGGCCGTTCCGGCCAGATAAACCGCCGTGCGCATGGCCGGCGACCAATGCGACGCCACGCCCCGCGTCCGCTTCGGCGCTTTGCCATTCTCCACCGACTGGCCGCAGAATCGCCAGAATGCCGCCACGCTCGGGAACCTCTCGAAGCCCCCGGAGAAGGCCACGAACGTCGCCGCAGAAATCCACTCCTGGACGTGCAGAATCCTCCGCGCCATTTCGCATTCGGGAATCTTCGCCGCCAACTTCGCGATGTAGGTGTCAAGCTGCGTGCCCTCTTCTGAGACCACTGACGTGCGAATCTCCCCCAGTTTTTCTAGCGCCTGCTTGAACATCGGCTCAGCCTTCATTGAATCCTCATCGGCCAAACCCATGTTCCGAGCTTCCTGCTTCACCGCCCGCAGCGCATCTCCGTAGAAATGAACGACGGCGCCGCGAAGCGAGAGAGCGTGCCGCAACTGAGCGATGTCCGGCCGGGGCTGAAACTCACGGAAAATTCCATCCGGCAATTTCGCCCACGCCGCAACGATCTCTTGCGGCGGAAGATTCTTCTCGATTCCCGTCTGGTGCCAATGCGTATAAAGCAGCTTCACGCCTCGCTCCGCCAATGCGAACAAGAGACTGTCCGTGGCGCGCACCGCCGTTAGACGCACAATGTCTCCCGTCTTCAGTGATCTAACGAAGTCGTTCAGCTTTGCCCCGGTTAGGCGCTCAACGCCCTCGCCGTGCGAGACATAAGCCGTAGGTGTTCGTCTGCCATCGGTCTTCTCGTAGCAGACATGTAGAGCAATGATTTTTTCTCGGTTGAATTTTACTGACATCTCCTCTCCTTTTTCGGATTATCGCTTCTCCTTCACACTCCATTTGGGCTCAGGCCCAGCTTTTCGGTGGCACTCGGCGCACAGAGTCGCCAGATTCCGGACTTTCTTGCCGTCTATCATAATCCAGATGCGGTCATCTCTCCGTCCCCCGCTCATGCCTCTCCCACGCACGTGGTGAATCTCGGCCTCGTTCGCCAGGCCTTTTCCTGGCGGGCTCAGGAATTTTCCGCAACTATCGCAGCATCCGCCGTCAAGCAGAAAGACATCCATCTTCCGTTCCCGCCATGCCGCGCCGCTGAGCGCTTCCCGGCCGTCACGATAGACGACCCGCAGGCGCTTCTTAGCTCGTTTAAGCTTTGGCGGCTGGGAATCGCGGTCAATCGTCTCGCAGGCGCGAAGGCGACAAACCCAAGCGCGCTTTGACGGCAGCCAGCGGAGCGTGCGGTTGTGACTCGGACATCGAGGTTTCATCGTTGCACCTCGCACGCCGACTCTAACGCCGTCAGCGCACTATCATCGTATCGCAGATCAAAATCAGCGAAGATGGCCTCCAGTGCAACCGTCTTGCTATCCGTCTGATTCAGCCGCTTCGCCTTCTCGATGCACCGCTCGATGACCGGGACGAACGAACGCGGCACAGTGAAGAACACCTGGACATTGCCTTCCAATAGCAGGCCGGGAACGCGCTCTGATACCGTGTGCTCGAACGTGCGCTCCGTCTGCGAATTCGCCGCATGAAGCAGTTCCTTCCGCCTCGATGTCGGAACCTTGCTAAGCACAATCGCGTTCGCCAGCGTCAGGGATTCAATCTCCGTCTCGTCCATCCCGCCGGCGCATAACTCCTCAATCGCGTGCATCCCGGCATAGGCCGTAGACCGGCTGCGCCCGAATTTTGCCTCCACCCAGTCGCCGAAGCGCTCGTAGCCGAGTTCCTTATAAAATCGTTGCTGCCGGCATTCCTGGCAGAGCTTCGCCACGCGAATCCAGGCCCGCCCAATTATCCGAGCAAGTTCGTCCGCTTCCTTGTCAAGCTGCTGTGCTCGGGTCATTTATTCCTCCTTCGCCTGCGTTTGGCTTAATTGGCGCCGACACTCGGCAAGGCAGTTCACGGCGTCGGCTAACTCCGAGCGGAGAGCATTGACGTCCAGTTCAAAGCTTTCCGCTCGCGCCTTCTCTCCATCCGCCAGCGCCTTGAAATGGTCGCGCTCGGCCTTGAGAGAGGCGATTTCCTTGTCCATCGCCTCATGACGGATGCGCTCAATCTCGCAGATGAGACAACCATGCACCTCATCTTCCTTGATCGCGCCTGCGAGGGGAATGTCGCGCAGACATGCTCGCGGATGTCCACACGCCATCGGCTCGCGCAGGCGGGCTAATGTCTCATCACTTCATTTTAACTTATCCCTCCGTAGCCTGCATCCCTCTAAACCCAGAGGAAGGCGTTTGCCGCACGCGCGGCAGAACCAACCGATGCGAGGCCAATCGAATCTGGCCTTGTGGCCGAATAGCCAGCAGAACAATCGCAGCATCGCATTCCTCCTCGGCGGCGCATTCTGTTGTTCATCGCGCCTTATCCGTCGTCCTCGGAAACGTAGAAATCAAGACTTCGATCCACTTTCTCCAGCGCATCCGCAATCGCGTTCTCGATGGTCCCACGAACGCCGTCCGTGGCTGGCAGCAGATCGTTAACGATGGATTCGTCCATGTCTGCGGGCCGGAAAATCTCGACCCTGAACGTTCTCAGAAGCGCTTGTTTCCTACGGCTCATCGCGCCTCCCTTTGTCGGGACTCGGAACTCGCGGCTCGGCATTCGAGAAAACTCGAGAGCCGCACAATCGCCGTCGATCCGCACGCCGGACATTCACCGTTTTTCGCACGCGTGATGTTGTCGCAGTCTCCGCAGTAAATCGCCGCCGCCAGAGGAATAATCTCCACAGGCTGCCAGGGGCGTTGCGGTAACGAGTTGTAGGGTTCAGCCATTTCGATCCCCCCGCTTTAGCCAGGGGTTATTGACCGCGTCATGCGCTCCGGATGACTTGATGCTATAACCAGATTCCCGCGAAAGCTCCTAGCTTTATAGCTTCTAAAATGCGTGCCGTCTCGGTTGTTTCTGTCATTGTAGACGATCCAACTTGAGGAATACTCCAGGCGGAAAACTTCCAGATCAAGCAGCGACCATTGTAAAAGTACAGGTGGCTGCTGGCCTCCAAAACCATAGAAAAACCAATCGCCAAATCCCTGAATGATTTTCGCCAATTCAGTAGGCGAACCCGACTCACGCTCGCTGCGAATGGTAAATTCATACCGATAGGGATAGTCAGGAGGGTGCGCCACATAGTACTCTGGGCGACGAATCCGCACCGCTATTTTCATGTCTCGGGCTATAAGTATCAGCAGATCCGTGTTCTCCAAAACATCCATTTCAAAAGGCGCCGGCTCTAGCAGGCGCGGGCCGACAATCCGCTTGACCTCTGGAATGTAAAGATCAGACCACCGCTTGTCGTCTTGCCAAGTAATCATGAGCTTTCCTTGCCCCAACCCTCGAATCCCGGAATCGCTCGCCGATTAAACATGTCCAGCCGACGGCCCGCCGTCACGCGCGTTAGGGTCTCATAAAACTCGGCTGGCTTGACGCTGTGTCCGGTGCGCTCAGCTTCGAATCCGATGAGAAAATTCTTGGTAGTCGTGAAGCTCGGCGATCCCCGGCGCGCATATAGGCAAAGTTCCAAATTGTACTGCGGCAATCCCACCGGCTGAAATCCCCCCGGCTTCAGCCAGCCGAAGCAGCAAACATACTTGAGTCCCCATGCCTCTAGCAGTCTGATCGCCGTCGGCAGATAGCGCTGGACGACCCACAGGAACACGTGACAATTCTCAGCCGCGTGCCCGGCGAACCTTTCACCGATTTCGAATCGGATCTCATCAAGCGTCATCGTCGGATAGTCAAACGCCACCTGGTTGGGACGCAAATCTCGCTCGATCTTTTCCAGCGGCCATGGAGGGTCGATCACCATCACATCGAATTTCCCAGCTAGTTCCTTCGCCTGCAGAGTCTCGATACTGTTAAGTTTCTCCTTAACTTCGACGCGCTTCAGTTCGCGTCGAGCGGCGCCCAGCGTCAATTCGCCGGAGACGTAGGCCTTCCGCAAGTCTCCAGGCAGGCGAGCTACCGCCTGCGCTTCCATGCTCTCTTTCCGTGTCACGCCGAGTTCGGAGAGAGTCGGCGCATCCCCGCTGTTCCCAACAGGAACAGCGGGACCCCGCTTTAGACGTCCCTTTGCCCGCTCAGTGGCTTGCAGCAGTTCGCCCATCCGCTCCTGCGCCAGCCGGGCATACTTCTGCGAATTGGCAACGACCTCGTCACCCAATTTCTTCCGCCGCGCCCAATCGGCTGCTGTCAGAGCGAGATCCTTGAGCTCCTTTGCTTTCTGCAGGGTCGTCGCCTCGGCTAGCATCTGCGAAGCGCGGCCCATAAGGACCAAGGAATTGCTTGATTTAGATGGGTTCATGGTTCCCCGCCGCCTCCGCCTTGTAGTCTTGCGCCTGCGTCTGAGCGTGTCCGACAATCGGACGCGGCTTGACCGGCCCGTCCGGCTTGCTTTCAATCGCGATCCGCGCGCCGTTCTTGAGCGCCGCGTCGCAACTGTCGCACACGAGCAAGCCTTTGAAGTACGGGATCCAGTTCTGCGTCTGTATGGGATATTTCTTCGCCAGCCAGACGATCATCGGATTAATCATCTTCGTGAATTCGTGACCACAGAAGGGGCAGCGGCATTTGTCCGCCGAGCATTCCACGTGAATCGCTTCGTAGGCGTCCGGCCCGACGAAGGCCAGCAAGGCTCGGGCTTCGGATACTTTTGGCAGCGTGGAGGCCCTCCGCCTCGCTTCACCGACGGCCGACTGGGCCTTCTTGTACTCCACGATTGCCTTGCGCGCCCGCTCGAGTTTCGCGCAGCACTGGTGTTCGGGCGGCCCGAACTTCACCGTCATCACCGGGCGCTCCTCGATCATCCGGTTACGCCTCGCCTCTTTCGCCAGCCAATAGATCGCCGCCGGCCGGGGTTCCCTCTGCCCCTCCTGACTGCTCTTATATTGCTCGATCGCTGTGGCAAAGTCCCGCACATCCACATCAGCGAACGTGCGGTACCAGGCTTCACGTAGTTTTTTCAACTGCCCTTCGGAACGGTTCGAGAAATATATGCTCTCAAGCTGGAGCATTTCTGCGTCGAAGTCGCTCTGCTGCACGTTGTTGCGCCTCCTGTTCGATGCGTTGCATTATTGCCTCGTGCTCGCGGTCTTCTTCCGCCGTGGATTGTCTCTTGCCGATTCGCGGCGTGATCTCCCATTGGTGGCGCTCCAGGAATCTATCGGCCCGCTCGATACGATCATTCTCCCACTGTTCGCACTTCTTCCACAGCTCCAATCCCTGCACGAGCTGTGTCCGACAATCGGACGTTTTGATTTCCGTCAGGAATATCTTGGCCGTCTTTTTCTTGTCCCCCCGCCGATGGGCAGGATAGCTAAACCAGAAATCTTCGAAGCCTTCGGGCCAGAGAGGTTTTGGGGGAAGCTTTATTTGGTTGCTTTCCAAACCAAATAAAGCAGAGGGTTCCTCTGTAGTAATCTCTGTAGTAATCTCTGGTATTGCTCGTCCCTTTTCGCCCGACCGTGGTCCCTTTTCGCCCGACGATAGTCCCTTTTGGCCACTCGATAATCCCTTTTGGGACAATCGGCCGGTTGCTCTTAGCCATTCCATTATGACTTCTGGCTTAAACAGAAAATGCCTGGTCCGGTCGAATTTATATCGGGGATTTGGATTCTGCATCACAAGGATCACGCCCTTTTTTTCGAGTCGATTGATCGCGTCGGCAATCGCTTTGCGTTTGAAAATCAAAACGCCAGCCTCTAGGTCTTCGGCGGTATGAAATTGGATCAGGGATTCATTCTGTGTGGCTGGATCGCCGTGTAACTTCTGAATCGTATTTTCCTGCTCGGCTTTGTGTGACTGCTCTAGCTTGATGTTGTGCCAGTATTCGAAGAACGATAATAGGGCGGCGGCGCACTGGTTGCCTTCGCAAAATTCAATCTGCCATTTGCGAATAATGATTAGCGGCTCGCTGTTTGGATGTGAAATACAAGACGATTTCATATTCCCTCCTCGATAGGGAAGTGGGCCAGATGATCGAGGCATCCGGCCCCCTGAAGGTGCTTCCATACGGCCCCGGCCAAGGGCCCGCATCCCTAAGATATAGAACTAGCGGCATCATGTCAAGGCCAAAGTAAGTTCCCGATTCAGTCTGGACTTTCGGCTAACACCTTTTTGAGTTTTTTCCACTCCTGCCAGGTTAGTTGAAAGTCGGGATGTCTATTTCTCCAGTGCAACCACCGGCACCTCGGGCAGCAGAACTTCTGATGTGAGCGAATCTTCGTGAATTCCTGGCCGCAATTCAGGCAGTTTCCTCTCTCTGCTTTGAATAAACGCTTATTTGACATGCTTCGTTCCAGCCTGTGCTATCTAATCGCCTCGCTAAAGCGTTTGCAATGCGTTTACAACGCTTGTCAATGACCTTCAAGGGCCCGGGGGCCTTTTCTGAGCCACAGGCCGCTGGATTCGCCTCCTAGCGGGTCCGCTGGATCAGCGATGCCTCGGCGTAGACCTCGATCCCCGGAATATTCGCAGCCGACTTCATGGCGCGAACGACGCGGGCGATCTTCGGGTATAGCTTCGCGTCAAACGGGTCGTCCGGCATCAGATACTCGCGGGGGATCAGCTCGGGATTCGTCACGCGGAAGAGCCAGTTCTCCCGCTTCCCGGTCCCAGCCACCTTCGGCACCGTAGATTCTACGACAACGGGAGCCATGGAAGGCATAGGGGGAGGCGGCGGAGGCTCTACGGCCACGCTGGGACCATTCGTGGCGCCCTCCAGGATGTCCTCGGCCACGTCGGGGTGTCCCAAAGCCCTGGCCTGTTCCGCGGCGGCCTCGGCTTCTTTCCTGGCCTTGGCTTCCTCGGCCTTCGATGCGGCCTGCCGCACCAGATTTTCCAGATCGGAAACGTCGGCGTCGGTGAGCTGGTCGAGGGGCTTTCCAGCCAGCGCCTCCAGGGATTCGACCCGCTCGCCGTAGGAGAGCAGCTGGTCGAACCAGTGACGCGCCGTGTAGATTCGCGCCTCCCGCTCGCGTTCCCGGCGGGCCTCTTCCTCTTTCTGCCTTCGCGCTGCCTCCTGCTCCTCCTCGTACCGCAGGATGGCAGAGCCGAGGATGCTGATCGCCATCTGTATCGGCGCTGCGTGCTTCTTTTCCTGGGCGCAGATTTCGGAATGCAGCTTGTCGGCCATGCGCTTCAGAGGTCCGAAGGTTTCCGTGACCGACGTCTTATCTTCCGTCGGGCCTTTGAGCAGCGTGAGTAAGCCTTTGCGCTTCTCCGCCGCCTTGATGTATTCACGATTGTTCTGGAGCACAAGCGCCGCCGTGATCCCTCGGACAGCTTCCTTGATTCTTTGCTCCAGGGGCTTCGTGGCCTCAGCCGTCACGGACTGCGAAAGCGTAACGATCTGGGCAAATTCAGGACTTGCGCTTTCAGGTAAGGTTCCCATGTCTCCCTCCTTAGTTTGATTCTTGAACACAGACGATCTGGTCGAACTCGGGGTTTATGCCTTCGGTGCCTTTGGCAGCGGCATCCAATGGGTTATACTCACATCAATCGGATGGCAGCCATCCTCTCTCCAATAATCAAACCAGTCGCCTTCGGGTTCTCCCTCGAACTGCGCATACATACCGACAAACACACTAGGTTCAAGTGCGTCGGGAGAGTAAAGCAGGATCGGCGTGCCATCCTTGGGTGCTGTTTCAATCGGTTGCCAGTTCATTTTCCCTCCATGCGATAGTGATTCCCCCGCCAAATCGCGACGACTAGCGCAGCTTTGAAAACCTCGTAATCGCTTGCGTCGTCGAACAGTTCGACCCTGTATGGTTCCCCCGCAGCGTCCGGCATGAGGCGGACGGCGTAGCGCGCCCACTTGTAGGGCCTCGCCTTCGGCGGGCCGTATTCCGCCAGCAACCCCAATTCATAGCCCGCAAGCTGGACGCCCCACCACGGCTCATCCTGCCGAGAGCACTTGAGGTCGAGGATGGCGGGCTTTCCGTCAAGCAGCCCCGCCCGGTCGAGCGTCATCCCGTACTGCATTTGTCTGATCGTCGGACGCAGCCGCAGTTCGATGGCTTCATAATTGCGAACGTCCACAACGCGCCCGTCTTCAGCCTTGATCAGTTTGTGGAACATACACGCGCGGAAATTACTCTGCTTCTTGAACGCTTCCCAGGCATGGACATAATCCCGGATCACGGGATCAATTGAATCCCACGGTTCGCGCGCCTGCTGAGAGAGGGCGTCCCAACGACAATTGTGCGCGTCCAGGAACGCCGTCGCCTCATGCACCGCGCTGCCGATGATCCGCGCCCTCGGGTCGTCGGGATAATGGCTCGTGTCCACGACGTGCGCGAGCGCGAGCGCCTGGGTTACGGAAACCAACGGCCTGCCGTCATCCGCGAAGTACCGATGCGCTTTTTCAGAATTCCTCATGCCGATCGCGATCCTCGAAATCCCTTCGTTGATCATCTTCAGGCTCCCGTTCCTGCTCCGACTTCGGCTTGGCAAAGCGCTTGAGCGCTTCGTCAAGCTGCGCCTTTGACATCAGATGGACATGCTCGACGCCAAGCGTTTTCAGCACGGTGTGCGCTTGCTCTTCAGTCCACCCCTGCTTTTTCACGACCGCCCAGAAGAGCTTGATCTGATCTTTCGTGACCAGATCCGCCGGGCCTTCCGCTTGGCCTTTATCGGATTTGGGGCCTTGGTCTGCCAATCGAGTCATGATCTCATCGAACTTCGACGCTGGGATTTCCGCCGTGCTCTTGAACCCGTACTGCCTGAGGAGCCATGCTGCCAGGATAGGGCTCCTCCACCCATGTGCGTTGGCTGCCTTGAACAGCTCCTTCCGCTGAGCGTCTGTGACAAGAGCCTGAGCCTGCTCATTCCCGCTGGCCGCCTTCTTCTCATGCGTTTCTATAGCCGGCTGGATGTCCTCCATGTCCTGCGTGAAGATCCCTGAGCTTCGCGTCGCCGAAAGCGTCGCGTCAATCTTGGAGTTGTGGGAAACGATGCCGTTAGGAAGGATGAAGAGATGCGGATCTTCAACCTCAATATCATACAGAACTGATTTTTGATTGACGATCTGAATGTCCGTAACTTCTTCCAGGTTCTTTCCGTTATAACGGGGCAGGTCAAAACTGATCCATCCCTCATAGGTGGGGAATTCTTTTCCGCCACAAGTACTTATCCCACGCTTGAGCCTATGCCTATATCCAAGAATTGCACAGATGCACCGGAGGTCATCTGCCAACGCAAAGTTTTCTCCGGTGAAACCGACGATCCACTTATCTTGCAGGCCACGGTAATCTTCAGAATGTCCGTCACCATCCAAGTATCCCTTCAGGAGTAGTCGAATGAATTCTTTGCCCTGTCTCCATGAGTACTTGGAAAGGTGTTTTCCGTAGCAGTCGGTTCCTAACACAAATTGCTGCATCAGACCTGTAAAGGCTGGCCCAGTCACAAAAATGTCGCCTATGTTTCCCTTTGGCCGTCGAGATGCCAAAATGCTTCCTCCAACGATAGAAGCCGCCTTTTCGATCATGGGAATGAATGATTCAATCTCGTCTGCCGCCATCGTAAATTTTACGTGTCCGCGGTCGCAGTGACCTTCAGCCAGATAGAATCCAACCGTCCACGCGATGGATTCGTCAACGGTCATCTGCCCGGATAATTCCGGTCGATTTCGAATCATCACGTCTCCCACCTGGATGTCTGCCGTTAGCTGTTCTCCGCGAGTCGTGGGCCAGATGTGTTCTCCCGAACAAAATATTGCAGAGCCATCCGCGAGCCGGATTCGGATTGCCTGGGGTCTTTCTTCCCGGCTCATTCCGATAATCCTTCCCCATCCGCCTTCCATCGGAAGCATTAGGGGTTCGCGGTTCTTCATGCCCCACATCTGAAACACGGTATCGACCCTACAGCGGCTAACCCCGCTTGACGAAGAGACCAGAATGGGAGTGTTGGAACCAAGACACCTTTTCTTCCCGAGTTTCAAGATCGTGTTCTTTAGCGTAGCAATGTCGTCGTTATCGACGCGGCCGACTGTCTGGTTGGCGATGCGCTCATCACCGATGTCGAATTTCGCGCCGCAGCCGTTCGACCGCCCTTCCTTCTTCCAGCAGATCCAGCCGCCCCCGTACTCCTCTTTGCCCTTGATGATCGTCTCCTGGCCGCAGTTGGGGCACCGGCGCTTCAAGTCGCGCCAGCGGTACTTCCCCTCGTAGCTGTTGCAGGAGCCCAAGCCGCTGGCCACGGCGACGCCGCTGCGCTTTGAGCGGAGCACGCACCGAATCGTGTAGTCGAATAGGGGCGGGACAGCCGACCAGTCCTCCCGCGAATAGTCCGTCAGGATCTCATACTCGTCCGCAAGCCCGTAGAGTTCGCAGAGTTTGTCGGCGCCCGGTTTGTAGAGCGTGGGTTTCGTCGTTCCGGGGATGATCCCGTAGTCCTCTTCCTCGACTAGATATTGTTTGACGAATTCCTGGAATTCGGCCAAGCGCGCCTTGGCCGTCTTGAGGTCCATCACCGGCGCAAGCATCAGCTCGCGCTCGGCGCTTTGTACAACGATTTCTTTCGTTTCTTCGGACATGTCTGTTTCTCCTTTTTTGTTAGCTTTAAGTTTTCGATACTCTTCGAGCGTCGGCGGCCACCGCTTTAGCGGCCTCCGTCAACCCGGCCTCTTCCGTCCGACGTTGCACGCGGGCGAGCAGCGTCCCGGCCTTCACGAAGAACGCCGACGCCGACAAGCCAGAGCGCTTGATCGCCGCGTCCAGCAACGCCGCGTGCTGGCCTCGCGTGTAGACGAAGAAAACCCGGTAGCCGCCCTTGAATACCTGCCGTGTCGCCTGTCCGTTCGTTTCCATGTTCATCACCCCGCGCTGATTATTGCATGCTGCAACTGAAAATGCAACATAATTTTTTTGTTGCTTCGGCGATGCGTCGATGCTAACATTATCTCAGTCTGCTTCTCCTTTCCGGGGCGGCGTCTGGTCTCCGGTCCAGCGTCGCCCTGGTTTTCTCGCGTCCGATTATCGGACATCACTGCAACACCCCAGGACACTGCTTGATTCTCTCTCCTGGACGGCAGGAGCAAGCTCAATGCCCGCGCTCGTGCTTTCCACACCCGCACGCCTCCTTGAGTTTTTTCGACCAGAGAATAGCATGGGTGGACTCATCATAATCCCAAAGTAATTTGCCGCCCTGCTTGGAAAGTACATAGGCGTGCGTGTCGGCTTTGGCGGCGGTCCAGTCGGCGAGGGCTCCCAGTGCATTTTCGAACGCCACGGTGTCGAGATAATAAGCAGTGCACGTCGTGTCGCCGTTCGCCCCGGTCCGGCAGTGGACCCTCGTTCCGGAACCAGTGAAGTCCGAGCAGGTGAGCTTGGAGTCCGAGGCGGTCGTCTTATCCCTGCACACGACCGCGCCGCTCGGGTCCCTTTCCATCTCGGTCGGGGGGCGATAATCAATGGGCTCAAGGTCAAGAATGGCGTCGGCCTGCTCGACCGAGTCTACCGGCGTAAGGCAGGTGAATCGGCTGAGGCGCTTCTTGGCCCAACGAACCTCGTGCTTTTTAGAGCCGCTAATATAGACCTTGCGGATCGCAATCATGGTGGGATTTGCTCCCTTAGGAGGAGGCTCAGGTATGACAGGCGCCTCCTGCGCACAAGCTGCTGACGCCGTCAAAATCAAAATTGACAAGAGAATTGATTTCATGTTTTCCTCCTTCGGAACATGGAGCGCCCATTCAGGCCCTCTTTCATGCCTGCGCTCCGCTTATGTTTCCTTGCTGGCCTTATCGCTTTAGCAGGTTGCTCCTGGGCCTGCCAGTCCCTCGCGCGTATCTCCACACAAGGATTGTCAGGGAAAGACGCATCACCCAAGCGAGAGGGCCACTCGGTCGCAGGGTTGGCGTTGCCGAGATTTGAGGATTCTTTATCGCCTGTTCCATTCAGTCCCCGGCTGCGGAGACACGAAGGCCAGCGATTCTCAGATTTGATTTTCGGGATTTTTCTTGAAAGGTCATTTCCCACTTCGTCTGGGAATAAGAGCGGGTGGACGAAGCACCCGCTCTCAGAGCTTTTCGCTCTCGCTGAAGGTCGCGTTGCCGTCAGCGTTCCCAGCTTAGACAAGACAAAGCGCATTGTCAAGAGAAATTTTCGCGTCCGATTTTCCGACATCTAGTTCTCCTAAGCATCTATTGCCGACCGCAGCAACCTCGGCGAACCCTTGTCAAGCGCTGTCTATTTCACCCCGAACAGCGGCTCTCCGCAGTTCCATTCGACGACCTCCTCATCGTGCGCAGCGATGGTCAGGGCGGGAAGCGTTTTCTCGGGGACGTGGCGCGTGCCTTTCACCTGACGCGTGCAGATTGCGTCCAGCGTCGACACAAACGCCACGCGCACTCCCCCGCCGAAGTCGTGTATGAGCTTAAACAGACTGTAGTCCGGAAGAACTTGCTTCTGGCAAGTCGCCAGCATCTCGGCGGCGCGCTTCATCTGCTCCCTGCCGTTCCATCCGAACACAGACATGACGAACGGCTCGGGAGCCGGCAATTCAGGATGCGCCTCCCACATGTCGGCGACAGCTCTCAGCGCTCGGATGAATTGTTTAGTTTCCATTGCTCCTCCTCGTGGTTTTAGCGGGTCAGGGCCTCAAGGGCCATCCCCGCTACGGTAATGAACAGCCAGAAAACAGCGCTCCACTGCAACGCTTCGGCCAGGCGTTTGTTGCGCGTTGCCCAGAGCAGAGCGCTAACGAC